CTCTTGCATCGCGCCCCTCTTAAAAAATTCCCCGGCGGGATTTTTTCGAAAAATGTCTTTGTTCCTCGAGATTTGCGAGGGTTTTTCTTGAGCGACACTCAGATACCTCCCTAAGCACGATTTTGCTCCTTTCAGTGCTAAGATTTCTCCTTTCACTTCCTTCATAACCTCTAAAGTCGGATGGAAAAACCCTCGCAAATCTCGAGGAAACTGGCATAAAACTCACAAGAAAGGAGGCTTCAAGAATTGAAAAAGGATGCAAACCTCAGTAAAACAGGTTCCAAACGGCGCACAAGACCTGCTATGGACCCTGACACCAGAGAAAACGAAATGATAAATCTGGCAAGCAATCTTGCCGAGCAGCAATTACGAGATGGAACGGCTTCTAGTCAGGTTATCACTCATTACCTGAAACTTGGAACAGCAAAAGCAAGACTCGAAAAGACTCTTCTGCAAGAGCAAATCAATCTTGCCAAGGCAAAAACCAAATCGTATCAAACTGCTGAGCAGACTGAAGCGACAATTCGTGAAGCGGTTGAGGCTATGAAGAGGTATAAAGGCGCTTCGGAGGAAGAGTTCGATGATTCGTACTTACAATGATTTAATCCAGCTCAAAACTTTTGAAGAACGCTATGAATACCTAAGAGAACATGGAAGAGTTGGTCAGGAAACGTTTGGGTTCGATAGGATATTTAATCAGATGTTCTATAAATCCGAAGAATGGCTTCAAGTTCGAGACAACGTAATCACAAGAGACCTCGGATGCGATCTTGCGATTGAAGGACGAGAAATTCCAGAAGGAGTTCCCATCACGATTCATCATATGAATCCGATTCGAATCGAAGACATAAAGAACAACACTGATTTCCTTTTGAATCCGAACTATCTGATTACAACCACGTCGAAAACTCACAGAGCAATTCACTATGGGGGTAAAGAACTTCTTGTATTAGACCCAATTGTTCGATATAAGAATGATACTTGTCCGTGGAAACATTGAGAAAGGAGGAGCAATGGACAGTAGCATATTAACATCTGTGAAAAAGTCAATTGGAATCATGGAAGAATACACGGAGTATGATACTCAGATTATTGAGGCTATTAACTCTGTGTTTTTTACTTTGAGCCAGCTTGGTATTGGCCCAAAAGAAGGATTTTCCATAACGGGTCTTGCAGAGCAGTGGTCTGATTATATTCCGGATGGAGCCAATCTTCAGGCTGTAAAATCTTACATGAGTCTAAAAGTAAGGTTGCTTTTCGATCCTCCTTCCAATTCTTTCACGTTGACTTCTATGGAAAACCAAGCAAAAGAATACGAATGGCGCTTAAACGCGCAAGTTGAAACCGGTAGTTGAGGAGGCGATATTTTTGCAAGAGGAAATTATTTACCATCATGGCATCAAAGGCATGAAGTGGGGCGTAAGACGCTATCAGAACGAAGACGGGTCTTTAACCCCTGCCGGTAAGAAGCGATATGCAGAAGATGCAGATTCTGAAGTTAAGGAATCTCGGAAACAGGATGTCAAAAATCGCAGAACCTTGTCTGATTCAGAATTGGAAGAAAAGATTAAGCGTCTTAAAATGGAACGTGAGCTTAAAAGCTTAACGGAAGAGGATATTTCTCCAGGAAAGAAAGCCACAAAAGAAATTTTGAGCTCCGCTGGAAAGAAAGTTCTCAGTGCTGCGGCAGCAGGTGCTTTGGCTTACGGTGTAAAGGTGGCTATGACCAAGCAGTTTAATCCTGCAGAGGCTGCTGCTTACATTGCAGCCAATCCTAACAAGAAAAAGTAATCGATTGGGGTTTGATTTATGGCTCTCTCAAATACGGCCGTTCCGAAATACTACGGTGAATTTAGAGACGCCGTAATTAGAGGTGATATTCCGGTCTGCCGGGAAGTTTCCATGGAAATGAACCGGATAGACGACCTTATCGATAACCCAGGTGTATACTACGATGACCAAGTCGTAGAGGGATGGATTGAATATTGCGAGAATGAACTAACTCTGACTGACGGTTCAGACTTGCACCTTCTCGATACGTTCAAACTTTGGGGCGAGCAGGTATTTGGCTGGTACTACTTCGAAGACAAAAGTGTGTATCAACCATACGAGAACGGTCATGGTGGACGATACGTAAGAAAACGGATTAAGAAACGTCTTATCAACAAGCAATACTTGATTGTTGGACGAGGCGCTGCAAAATCCATGTACGCTTCTGCTATACAGGCATATTATCTTGTCGTAGATACGTCTACAACCCATCAGGTAACCACCGCCCCTACTATGCGCCAAGCCGAAGAGGTCATGTCTCCGATAGCGACAGCACTTACTCGAGCTAGAGGGCCGGTCTTTAAGTTTATGACTCAGGGTTCTTTACAGAACACAACCGGCTCGAGGCTTTTAAGACCAAAACTGGCTGCCACCAAAAAGGGAATTGAAGACTTTCTTACGAATTCCCTTTTGGAAGTTCGCCCGATGAAAATCGACAAGCTTCAGGGTCTTCGCTGTAAGATTGCCACGATTGACGAATGGCTTTCTGGTGATGTAAAAGAGGATGTCATGACTCCTCTTGAGCAGAGTGCTTCCAAAGTTGATGATTGGTTGATTATCGCTACTAGCTCGGAAGGTACTGTCCGAAATGGTAGCGGCGATACAATCAAAATGGAGTTAATGAGCATTCTCAAAGGAGAATACCGAAACCCTCATGTTTCGATTTGGTGGTACAAGCTTGACTCCATAGACGAAGTTGGCAACCCTGATATGTGGCTGAAGGCCAATCCGAATCTCGGAAAGACAGTCAGCTACGAAACCTATCAGACAGAGGTCGAACGTGCCGAGAACGCTCCTGCCACAAGAAATGATACCCTTGCAAAACGTTTCGGCATTCCGATGGAAGGCTATACGTATTATTTTACGTACGAGGAAACGCTTTGCCATCGCAAACGTGATTTCTGGGGTATGCCTTGCGCTCTTGGAGCCGACCTTTCTCAGGGCGACGACTTCTGCGCATTCACATTCTTGTTCCCATTAAAGGATGGTTCGTTTGGCGTTAAAACTCGAAACTATATTTCTTCTTTGACTTTGAATAAACTACCCATGGCTATGAGACTCAAATATGAAGAGTTCATGAACGAGGGGAGCTTAATCGTCATGGAAGGAACTGTTCTCGATTTGGAGGCAGTATATGAAGACTTAGACAATCATATTATCGAAAGAGAGTATGATGTCTGCTGTTTCGGTTATGACCCTTATAATGCCAAGGAATTCGTAGATAGGTGGAGCAAAGAGAATGGTGAATTCGGTGTTGTGAAAGTTATTCAGGGCGCAAAGACTGAATCGGTTCCTCTTGGCGAGCTTAAAAAACTTGCAGAGGAGAAAATGCTTCTGTTCGATGAGCAGCTCATGACATTCACAATGGGTAACTGTATCGTGATGGAAGACACGAACGGTAACAGAAAGTTGCTTAAGAAGCGCTATGAAGCAAAAATCGACGCCGTATCGGCTATGATGGATGCTTTCGTTGCCTATAAGCTAAATAAAGAAGCATTTGAATGAGGAGGTGACTTTGTGTCTGAAATCATTTATCATCATGGCATAAAAGGTCAGAAGTGGGGTGTCAGGCGTTTCCAAAACGAAGATGGAACGCTTACCACAGCGGGAAAGAAACGAATAAATAAAGATATGAACAAGATTGAGAAAGCCATAAGAAAAGCCGGAAAAGCAACTGCTAAGTATCTTGATTTCACGTCTTCTCATACTTATTCTGTTTCTGGTATGGATGGTATTTCATCGGTATATATCGATAATCCAAGGCTTAGAAAAAATGCAGAGAAATATGGTAAAAAAGTGGACAAACTTTTAGAAAAACTACAAAAGAAGTATTCAACGGTGTCGGCAATTCCGAATAAAGATTCCGAAACTGGAAAAATGTATGTTGACATTTCTATCGATAACGAAAAGCGAAGAGCGGATGATGTAGAATAAGAGAGGTGATTTTGTCAAAATGGAGTTTACGATTACCTCTAGACTACGAAAAGCTTGGAACGCTTTTAGGAGCAGAGAACCTACGCAGCAATATTACGCAGGCGGGTATAGTTCTCGCCCCGACCGTCCAAGATTTACTAGAGGCGCGGAAAAAACCACAGTAAATTCGATTCTTAACCGAATTGCTTTAGATGTGTCCTGCATTTCAGTTCAACATGTTAAACTTGATGAGAACAATCGCTACATTGAAACACTTGACAGCGGGCTCAATCAGTGTTTAACGGTTTCTGCAAATCTGGATCAGACTCCTCGAGCATTCATGCAGGACGTTGTTATCTCTATGCTGGATGAAGGATGTGTCGCAATTTGCCCCATCGAAACGTCTGCGGATGTGTTTGAAAGTAATTCGTTTGACATTTACTCAATGCGAACCGGGAAAGTCATAGATTGGCTTCCCGATAGAGTTAGAGTAAGAGTCTATAACGAATACACCGGAGAACCCGAAGAGATTGTCTATCCGAAGAAAGCTGTTGCAATCGTTGAGAATCCTCTTTATGCTGTAATGAACGAACCGAACTCCACTGTTCAGCGTTTGGTTCGAAAACTAGCTTTGCTGGATAGAGTTGATGAAGAATCGAGTTCTGGAAAATTGGATTTGATTATTCAGCTTCCGTATTCAGTTAAGTCTGAGCTTAAGATGCGTCAGGCTGAGCAAAGACGGCAGCAAATCGAAGACCAGCTAAGCGGTTCCAGATATGGCATCGCATATATCGATGGAACAGAGCATGTGACTCAGCTCAATCGGTCTCTCGAAAACAATCTTCTCAAACAGATTGAGTATTTGACCAATATGGTCAATAGTCAGCTTGGCATCACTACAGCTGTTATGGACGGAACAGCAAACGAAGAAACCATGCTGAATTACAATAGTCGAACCGTGGAGCCAATCATCTCAGCTATCGTTGATGAGATGAAACGAAAGTTTTTAACGAAGACCGCTAGGTCGCAGCGTCAATCTATCATGTTCTTCAAAGACCCGTTTAAACTGGTTCCTGTTTCTCATATTGCCGAAATTGCAGATAAGATGACTCGAAACGAGATCATGACATCCAACGAAATTCGGCAAATCATTGGTATGAAACCTTCCACTGACCCCTCTGCTGACGAGCTTAGAAATAAAAACCTTAGCGAACCGACTGAGAATAAACAACCGGTTAGTGAAACCGAGGAGCTTTCAAAGCTAAAAGCTCAGGGTGAAAAATCTTTGAAGGAGGAGGAATAAATTAGTCAAAATGGAAACTGATTACACGAAAGATTGGGACTTTAAGGGCTGGGCAACCAAAAACGATTGCCGGTGCTCTGATGGTCTCACCATTCGGCAGGGCGCTTTTTCTGGAAGCGACGGAAAAGTTGTTCCGATCGTTTACAACCATGACCATGAGAATCTGGATAACATTCTCGGTCATGCTCTTTTGCAGAATCGAAAAGAGGGCGTCTATGCCTATGGTAAATTGAACGACACGAAAAACGGTAAGATTGCCAAGATTCTGGTTCAGTCTGGTGATCTTACATCTATGTCTATTTGCGCCAATCAAATCAAGAAGAATGGTTCTGATGTTATCCATGGCGCAATTCGAGAAGTAAGTCTTGTTATTGCCGGGGCCAACCCGGAAGCATTCATCGAGGAAGTTGTCAATCACAGCGATGACCCTGAGAATCAGGAAGTTATTGCTTATTTCAACGACCCTCTGGTGCTCAATCATGCTGAAGACGGTATGAAAACTGAAGACAAGCCGAAGGAGGAAGAACCCGTGGCTGAAGACAGCAAGAAGGAAAAAACTGTCAAAGACGTCTTCGATACTTTAAACGAAGAACAAAAGACGGTCGTATACGCCCTTATTGGACAGGCTTTGTCTGATAAAGAAGGCAGCGGCACCGAAGATACTGAACAGTCTGACGATATGGAGGAAAACACTGTGAAGCACAACGTATTTGACAAAACTACCAAGAAGGATGATGAGACTCTCGTTCATTCTGAAGTTCTGGAAGCTACTCTGAAAGATGCTAAGCGTCTTGGTAGCCTGCGAGCTTCTGCTATCGAGCATGGCATCGAGGACCTGGAAATTCTGTTCCCGGATAACAAGAATGTCACCGCTGCTCCCGTTACGATTACCCGTGACATGGACTGGGTGTCTGTGGTTATGAGCGGTGTTCATCATACCGCTTTTGCCCGCATCAAGTCTATCTTTGCTGACCTGACCGAGGATGATGCTCGTGCTAAGGGTTACATCAAGGGCAAGTTCAAGAAAGAGCAGGTCTTCGCTCTGCTGAAGCGTACCACCAACCCAGCGACCGTTTACAAGAAGCAGAAGATGGACCGTGACGATCTGATTGATGCGGATTTCGACGTCGTGAGCATGCTGCGTTCCGAGATGCGCATGATGCTGAACGAGGAACTGGCTCGCGCTTTCCTGGTTGGTGACGGTCGTCTGGCTTCTTCTGACGACAAGATTAACGAACTGAGCATTCGCCCTGTCTGGACCGATGAAGATCTGTTCACTGTCAAAGCCGTGTTCACGGTTGCTCAGCAGGCTACCGATGACGACAAGGCTCGTGCTTTCATCCGCACTGCTATCAAGGCTCGTAAGGACTATAAGGGCTCTGGTAATCCCATCCTGTTCACCACCGAGGATATTCTTACCGATTGCCTGCTGATGACCGACTCCACCGGCCGTGATATTTATGCTGATGAAGCTCAGCTGGCTAAGAAGCTGCGTGTTTCTCGAATCGTCACGGTTCCTGTCATGGAGGGTCTGACTCGTGAAGTGAATGGCAAGACCCATGAGCTGTGGGGCCTGATTCTGAATCTGAAGGACTACAACGTTGGTGCTGACAAGGGTGGTGCCGTCACGATGTTCGACGACTTCGATATCGACTACAACGCTCAGAAGTACCTGATTGAGACTCGTTGCTCTGGTGCTCTGACTCTGCCGTTCTCTGCTATTGCAGTTGAGCTCGAGCGTAATGCCGGCTAAGAATAGGAGGTAATGCAAAATGGTTAAGCATGACGCTATCTATGCGGATTCCAAGGACCTCAACATCTGCAAGGTCATTCTGTATGCGCACAGTGACAGTATCCTTTACTACGATAAGGAGCACAAAAACGCTGTGACTCGCGCCGAGCTTATGGACCTTCTCAAGAAGGGCTTGGCTCTGATTTTCGATACTGACTCTTACTACTTCCCGCTGTTCTTTAAAGACGAGGGAACCGAAGTGAAGGTCACTATTGCTACTGCTATCGGCAGCGGCACGAGCGCTTCGAAGGAGCTCAAGTCCAAGGCGGACTCCGAGTAAATTCAAAATGGAGTAAGGTGGTGAGATAATGCCTAAATTTTGTGGAACGATTGGCTTTTCCACGAGCGTCGAAGAACCCGAAGGCTCTGGAATCTACAAAAACAAATTTGTGACAAAAAAGTATCTCGGTGATATTTTGAAAAACACAAAGCGAGCAGAGACCGGAGAAGGAGTTAACGATAACGTCGTTCTTTCAAATCAAATAAGCATTATCTCCGACCCTTACGCTCGTGAAAATTTCTCTATGATCGCTTATGTTACGTTCATGGGGACAAGATGGAAAGTTACTAGCGTTGAAGTAAGATATCCAAGACTTATTCTTACTTTAGGGGGTGTGTACAATGGAGCGTCGGCTCAAACTTCAAAGGCTATTTGAGACGATTTTAGGGAGCCGGAACGTTTACTTTGACCCTCCTGAAAATGTTAAGATGAAGTATCCGGCCATTCGATATGAGCTGGATGATATTAATCATCAGCACGCTAATAACAAGCCGTACAAAAGAAATCCGGAATATATGGTCACCCTTATTGACCCGAATCCGGATAGTGAATTTGTCGAAAAACTCGATTCTTTACCCATGTGCGGATTTGATCGTCACTATGCGAAAGACAATCTGCATCATTGGGTATTCAATATTTTTTATTAAGGAGGAAATCCCATGAAACTGAAATGGGACCAGACCGGTGAACGAATTTACGAAACCGGTGTTGATCGCGGTGTTGTGTTTGTTTACGACACTGATCAGAATAAATACGGCACTGGCGTTGCCTGGAGCGGCCTGACGAAGGTAAACGAATCTCCTTCCGGCGCCGAATCCAATCCTCAGTATGCTGACAACATCAAGTATCTGGATCTGTATTCTGCCGAGGATTTTGGTGCTACCATCGAAGCTTTTACCTATCCCCCTGAGTTCGAGGAGTGCGATGGCAGTGCCGAGCTGGCGCAGGGTGTCACTATCGGCATGCAGAACCGCAAGATGTTTGGCTTTGCTTATCGTACTCTCGTTGGTAACGATACCAAGGGCACTGACTTTGGCTATAAAATTCACCTGGTTTATGGCGCAAAAGCGTCTCCGAGTGAAAAGAGCCGCGATACCGTGAACGATTCTCCGGAAGCTGTTACCTTCAGCTGGGAAGTGACTACTACGCCTGTAAACGTTACCGGTTTCAAGCCTACTGCTCATCTGGTTGTTAACTCGACTCTGGTTGATCCCACTAAGCTTCAGGAGTTTGAGAAAAAACTTTATGGCGACGATAGTGCTGGTACGCCGACTCTCCCGATGCCGGACGAAGTGAAGGCTATGTTTGCTGAAGGCTAAAATTCAAAATGGAGTAATTCTTAGATTTGAAAGGAGTTTTTACAATGCTGATTCAGCCTATTACCTATACCGACTATAACGGTGAAACCCATACGGAAAACTTTTACTTCAATCTGACCCGTTCTGAGCTGATTGAAATGGATGCAATGCTTCCCGGCGGAATGGAGAATACGTTTAATCTCATTAAGGACAAGAACGATGTTCCGGCTCTTATGCAGGCATTCAAAACGATTCTTTTGAAGTCCTATGGCATTAAACACGCCGATGGTAAGCGATTTGAGAAATCCGAAGAGATTTATCGTGCATTTGAGCAGTCTCCGGCTTATGACGAGTTCTTCATGAGCCTTGTACAGGATGACGGAACCATGTCTTCTGCATTCATTAAAGGAATTCTTCCCGAGGAAAAGAAAGTTGAAACCACTGGCGTTGTAAAAGCAGCTCCTAGTGTTGAAGTCGTCTAAGAAAAACTAAAATACGAAAGGGGGATTAGAGGTGCTCAAAATAACAGTTCCATCAAAAGAATGGTTTGATGAAGAAACATGGGAGTTCATTGAGTCTCCTAAAACAACTCTCATACTGGAGCATTCTTTAATCTCCCTTTCTAAATGGGAAAGTATATGGGAAAAACCATTTTTGAATTCCAAAGCTTCTTTGGACAGAAAAGAATTGGTTGACTACGTTCGATGCATGACCATTCAGCCAAAGAACGTAGACCCATTGGTATATAGAGCCATTTACGAAGATGAATCTTTGCTTGAAGCGGTTTCAAACTACATTAACAAAAGTATGACCGCTACTTGGTTCTCTGATAAAGAGAGCAAAGCTTATGGGCCGAATAAGCCTGTTACAAGTGAAGAGATTTACTACTATATGTGTAAATTAAACATACCAGTAGAATTCGAAAAATGGCATTTGAATCGTCTTATGACACTGATTCAAGTGTTCAATGCAAAAGATGCTCCTCCTAAAAAGAGAAATCGAGAGGAGTTCTTGTCTTCTCGACGTGCTCTTAATGAGAAACGTAAAAAAGCGCTACACTCTAGGGGGTAATTCGTCAAAATGATAACTGTCAAGGTGAAAGGATCTTTTGCAAAAACGGAAGCTTTTTTAAAGAAGGCTTCCAAAATGCAGATTTGTGCTATTCTCAATAAGTACGGCGCAAAAGGTGTTGAAGCACTTAGCAAAAATACACCGGTTGATACGGGACTCACCGCGGAGTCTTGGAGCTATGAGATAGTAGAAACAGGATCTGGATACAAAATTTATTGGAAAAATTCAAACATTGTTGACGGCGTTCCCATCGCTATCATCCTTCAATACGGTCACGGAACTGGAACTGGAGGATACGTACAGGGACGAGATTACATCAACCCAGCTCTTCAACCTGTATTTGACGAGCTCGCTGATTCTGCGTGGAAGGAGGTAACAAGTGCGTGAGCAAATCCGTTGAAGAACGCGTTGTTCAAATGGGCTTTGAAAATAAGCAGTTTGAATCCAATGCCAAAGAGACAATGAGCACTCTTGATAAGTTGAAGCAAAGTTTTAACTTTAATGGAGCCTCTAAAAGTTTTAATGAGCTGAATAAAGCTTCTAAAGGGATTGATCTTTCTGGACTAGCTTCTGGAATAGACATCGTTTCTAAACGATTCTCTACACTTGGTATCGTAGGCGTAACAGCTCTTCAGAATATTACAAATCAGGTCTTAAATACAGCCAAGAATTTGGTGAACGAGCTGTCTTTGGCTCCTATCATGTCTGGTTTCAGAGAGTACGAAACCCAGATTGGTGCAATTCAGACAATCCTTGCTAATACTTCTGCGCAGGGAACGACCCTAGAGCAAGTTAATGCAGCCCTTGACGAGCTTAACACCTATGCCGATAAGACGATTTACAATTTTACGGAAATGACTCGTAATATTGGCACGTTTACCGCTGCTGGTGTTAACTTGAAAACTTCTACGGAAGCAATTAAAGGTATTGCAAACCTCGCGGCTATGTCTGGTTCTACCTCTCAGCAGGCATCAACTGCCATGTATCAGCTTTCTCAGGCTCTTGCGGCAGGACGAGTGAGTCTTCAGGACTGGAACTCTGTTGTAAATGCGGGCATGGGCGGTAAAGTCTTCCAGGATGCTCTTATGCAGACTGCCGAAACCATGGGCATTGTGGTTGATCAGTCAAAATCCTTCCGAGAATCCATTAGCACTACTGGCGGTCAGCAGACTTGGCTTACCTCCGAAGTTCTTCTGAATACTTTGCGGCAGTTCACAGGCGATATGACCGATGCTGAACTTGCTGCGATGGGCTTTAATGAGGAGCAAGTGAAAGCGATTCAGGCGCAAGCAAAAACAGCAAATGAAGCAGCTACCCAGGTTAAAACTCTTACGCAGCTCATGGATACGATGAAAGAATCTGTGAGTTCCGGCTGGACAGAAACTTGGGAGATTATTGTTGGCGATTTCACAGAAGCTCGGTCTCTTTTTACAAACATTTCCAATGTTTTCGGTGATTTCATTTCGAAAACTTCCGACGCAAGAAATGATCTTCTTCGCGGCGGGCTCATGTCTGGTTGGAAGCAGTTCTTGAACGAAGGAATTTCGAATCAGGACGATTTCATTGAGTCTATTCGAAGCGTTTCTTCCGAATACGGAGTTGCAGAAGAGACAATTGATTCTCTCATCAAAAAGAATGGCTCGTTTGATGCTTCTTTGAGAGAAGGTTGGATGACTACTGACATCTTAAAAGCGTCGGTTGCAGACTATACAAAGCGTCTTAACGAAATGTCCACCGAAGAGTTGGAAGCTGCTGGCTATACAGACCAGCATGTCCAGTCTTTGAATGAGCTCAATGAAAACATTCAAAATGGAAGCGTAAATCTTGATGATTTCGTTTCTAAAATGAGTCGCGCTTCTGGCCGCGAAAACATCATCGAAGGTTTAAGTCAGGCTTTCAGAGTTCTTCTGGAAGTCGTTAGGCCTGTGAAAGAAGCATTTGATTCTGTTTTTGAAGCTCTCAAGCCCGAAGAGCTCTATCAGGCAACCGTTTCTTTCAAAGAGTTCTTTACGAATCTCTCCTTAGGCGAAGAAAATGCAAAGAATCTCAAGAGTACGTTTGAAGGAGTTTTTTCCGTAATCGACCTTTTTGGAAAACTCGTTTCGTCTGTTTGGAAAGGAATTTCTTCTTTCGGAGATGATGTCGCTGATCTTGCCAGTAAACTTTTAAGTGCAACTGGTGCTATCGGCGAATGGGTTACTTCCTTAAACGAAACTGTTGATACTTCAAACCCTTTTAGCATCATCAGTGATACAATTATTTATGTTCTCGATGGGGCTTTCGGTGCTATTCGGAAAGTAATCGGTGGTTTTTCAACACTTGGAAGTGCTATAAAAACGTTCGGGTCTCTTGTGTCCGATATATTCGGTGGTATTTTTGATGTCACAAAGAAGGTGCTTGGGTGGCTCTTCAATAATTTAACTTTGGGTGATATTGCATCCATTTTTACCGCAAGTAGCCTCGGTTCTATCGCCACTACTTTTTCTGAGTTCACAGATAAAGTAAAAGAAGCTTTGGATTTCAGCGATATCTTCAAGGGTGCGCAGGAAGGAAGTACCACTTTTACACAAATTCTTTCCGACGTTCACGGTGCTCTTGTGTCTTTCCAAGAGGGAATTCGAGTTACGTCGTTGGCTGTCATTGCTGGTGCCGTGGCACTTTTGGCTTCTTCGATAAAAACCATCTCCGGAATTAAGCCTGAAGCGGTTGTTGGCTCTTTGGTTGCTATTCGAATTCTGATGTCATTCTTGAATAGCAGTTTTAAATCTTTAACGAAAATTCTTAAGGATTTTAAAACCAAAGGGGCCATTAACGCTGCTTTAACTATGATTGCCATGGCTAAGGGTGTTGATATTTTGGCTGATGCTGTAACGAAGATTGCTGATTTAAATTTTGGTCAGCTTCTTACTGGCGTCGCCGGAGTAGGTGCTCTCTTAGCAGAACTTGCACTTGCGATGAATCTTCTCAGCCGTAAGTCTCAAGTGAATCTTCGTTCTAGTGTGGCTATCTTGGTGTTGAGTGTAGCTTGTGAAAAGCTTTCTGAAGCCATTATTCCTTTGAGCAAACTCTCTTGGAGTGAGATTCAGAGAGGTCTTGTTGCCATGGGTGGAGCTCTTGGTGAATTTAGCGCTTCTATGGCTATTCTTGGAAAGTTTGGCGGAATGGGCTCTCTCTTGGGCGCCACCGGAATTCTGATTGCTTCTCAATCTCTTTATGCCATAGCGGAAAACTTAGAAGCTCTCGGCTCCATGTCTTGGGATACGATACAGCGCGGTCTTACTTCGATGGGTGTTGCTCTCGGAGAATTCACTGTATCGCTTAGTGTCTTAAGCAAGGTTGGCGGCTTTGGTTCGATTCTGGGTTCTGTTGGACTTTTAAACGGATCTCAGTCTCTTTATGCTATTGCAGAAAACCTTGAGAAAATGGGCTCCATGCCTTGGGATACCTTACAGCAAGGTCTCGAAGGGATGGCTGCAGTTCTTTTCGAATTCACCGTTTCTTTGAGCGCTCTTAGCTATTTCGGAGGATTTGGAGCTTTGCTCGGTGGCGGAGCCATTCTCATTGCTTCTCAGTCTCTTTACGCCATTGCAGAAAACCTTGAGAAAATGGGCTCCATGCCGTGGCCTGACATTCAAAACGGCCTCATTGCGATGGGTGGTGCTCTAGCCGAGATCTCCGTTGTGACCGGTGCTCTTGGCTCTTTAGCAGGACTTTCTGGACTAGTTGGCGCTGGAACGATTCTTTTGGCCGTTCAAGGACTCGATGAATTAGCGAGTGCCCTTGAAAAGTTTGGTTCTATGTCTTGGCCAGATATTAAAAACGGCCTCGCCGCAATGGGCGGTGCGTTAAGTGCAACGGCACTTGGCGGTTTGGCCAATACGTTTTCGGGTCTCGGCGCTTTGTCTATCGGAGCCATGGTTGAACCTCTTAGTGGCTTGGCTGATTCTATAAAAAAATGGGCCGGTGTGAAAGTTCCTGAAGACATAAGTTTGCAACTTCAGTCTCTTGCTTCTGGCGTGAATGCATTCATGTTCGGTGGTTGGGGCGCGGATGCGCTTTCCACTATAGCACTTCCTATCGGTGATTTAGCAGAATCCATGAAAAAATGGATTGGCGTGAGTGTTCCTTCCGATATCGGAACGAGTTTGAGTTCCCTCGCAGATGGCGTAAACGAGTTCCTGTTCGCCGGTTGGGGCGCAAACAGCGTAGCGACGGTCGCTGTTCCTCTTGGTGAAATGGCAGATTCTGTAAAGAAATGGGCTGACGTTAGTGTTCCGGAAGGAATCGGGGCACAGATGACCTCTCTTGCTTCTGGCGTGAATGCATTCCTGTTCGCCGGTTGGGGCGCGGATAGCTTGGCAAAAGTAGCGGCTCCTTTGGGAGAGCTTTCTACTTCCATTTCAAAATGGAGTGGTATAACGATTCCAGAGAATCTTGGAGAACAGCTTGAGAGCCTTGCTGACGGCGTAAAAGCTTTCACTTTTGCATTTATGGGTGGATTCTCAATCGACGCAATTCGTCAGCCTCTTATTAATCTGGCTGATGCGGTTGTAAAGTGGAAAGATGTAAGCGTTCCAGCTACGTTAAAAGAGGATTTGACGAACCTTGCGGATGGTGTGAAAGCATTCAGCTTTGCATTCGTAGGCGGATGGTCCGTCGGTCAAATTACAGGCCCTCTTTCGAATCTTGCAGACTCGGTAAGAAAGTGGAGCGGAATTGACGTTTCGAATGTGGGGCCGCAGCTCGAAACCTTAGCAGATGGCGTAAATGCGTTTGCAAACTCCGGTATAAGCGATTATATCGTTAATTCGTTTGTAATTCTTACGAATACTCTTTCTGCCGGTTCCTTTGCATCCATTGCACAAAACGTCGACCTTTTCTCTCGGGCGCTTTCGAATCTTTCCTCTATTGACATGTCGTTCATGTCTGGTATCGAGCAAGCGTTTTCGAATTTCTCGACGACAGCTGTCACGGCAATCTCTACGAGCTTCACTTCTGGAATCAATTCCATCATCCCGAACTTCCAGATGACAGCTATGCAACTTTGCACCGTTCTCATTACCACCTTTACTGCTCAGAATCCAAGATTCATGCAAGCTGGTATGCAATTCGGAATGCAAATCTCTCTGGGTCTCACTTCTCAGGCTCCGAGTGCTTCGAATGCCGCGAGAATGATTGGAACCTCGGCTGTTTCTCAGCTGCAGGGGCTTAGTGTATCGTTTAAGATTGCTGGCCAAAATGCTGGTGCAGGATTCGTAGCTGGTCTTAATGAGTATGCCGCAAAAGCAGCTGAAGCAGCCTCTCAGATGGCTCAGCAGGCCGTGAACGCTGTAAACAAAGCCCTAGACGCTCATTCTCCTTCTAAAAAGACAGAGCAAAGTGGCATTTGGGGCGGACAAGGATTTGTGAATGGCTTTAAGTCTATGTTTACAACTGTAAAGTCTACCGCATATAAGCTCGGAGATAGTGCAGTCGAATCTTTGAATGAAGCAATTACTAGAGCTAGCAACGTTCTTGCTTCTACTTCTGAGATTGAGCCTTCCATTCGTCCTGTTGTAGATTTGAGCGATGTGAAGAAGAAAGCGGCTATGATTAATTCTGAATTTTCTGCAAAAAGAAACTTCTCAATTTCTCCGGCAGTACAAAATGCTTCTTCTGCATTCTATGGATTTGCTTCTCGTCAAAATGGAGATGTAAGAGGTGCTGATTCTCAGACAAATCAGAGTTCTGTTCAGAGCTTTAACTTTACTCAGAATAACTATTCCCCGAAGGCTTTGTCTCGTTCTGAGATTTACAGAGATACCAAGAACCAATTTTCTATGATTAAGGGGGTTGTATCTTCGAAATGATTAAAAGTGCTACAATCACGAATTATCTCAGCGAATCAATCACCCTTGAACTTAAGAATCCTTGGAAAACGGGTATCGCCGTAAAAGATATTACTGGGATAGGTCCGGTAAAAGCGGATATTAATATGACTAAAATTTCATCTGGTGATGGTAGTCGATATAATTCCGCTCGAGTTGGAACTAGAAATATTGTGTTTGAACTTATTTTACTGGGAAATCCTAGTGTTGAAGATGCTCGTCAATTGACATATAAGTATTTTCCAGTAAAAAAACCAGTTACGATTGTAATTGAAACAGATAATCGTATTGGAAAAATCGTTGGGTTTGTTGAAAGCAATGAGCCCAACATTTTTTCAAAGCAGGAAGAAACACAAATTTCAGTAGTTTGTGCGAATCCATATTTTACGAATATGCGAGGCGGCGAAACTAATATCGTTACGTTCTTCGGAACAGAACCCGCATTTGAGTTTCCATTTTCAAACGAAAGTTTGGAAGAACCCTTACTTGAATTTGGTATCATTGAACTTCGTCAAGAAGAAATTGTGACCTATGATGGCGATGCCGAAACAGGCTTCATCATTCGTATGCATGCTCTTGGCGAAGTTCGCCAAATTACAATTTACAATACCGGTACTCGAGAATCTATGAAAATCGATACCGAAAAACTAAAAACCATAACCGGTCAGGGAATCATCGCCGGTGATGAAATTACGATATCCACCGTAAAAGGTGAGAAGTATATAACACTTTTGCGAGATGGTGTTGTTACAAACATCCTAAATGCCCTTGATAAAAATACTGACTGGTTTCAATTAGCTAAGGGCGATAATCGATTTGCCTATATTTGCGAATATGGCGCGGAGAATTTGGAATTTAAAATCGAATACAAAACGTTATATGAAGGTGTTTAAGAATGGAACTTTTGATTCTCGATAAGAACTTTGATAGTTCTGAGACTCTTGACATTTTCGAATCGCTCATATGGACAGACAGGTATTATGAGTGCGGAGATTTTGAACTCTACATGCCAGCAAATGAGAAAGTTCTGACTATGCTCCCTCAAGGCTATTATTTATATTTGAGAGATTCTGAACATGTTATGGTTGTTGAGGATACTGAAATAGAAACCGATACCGAAGAGGGAGCCCATTTAAAAATAACAGGACGTTCACTGGAGTCAATTCTTGAAAGGCGAATCATTTGGAATCGGACGGTTCTTTCTGGTTCATTCCAGCAAGGAATAAAAAAACTCTTAGACGAAAATGTTATTTCCCCGTCGGATGCTTCCAGAAAAATTTCAAATTTCGTGTTTAAAGAATCTTCAGATGAGAGAATAACATCGCTTAGCGTTGATGCTCAGTATTTTGGAGAAAACTTATATGATGCAATTTCTGATTTGTGTAAGTCAGAGAATATAGGGTTTAAAATTATTTTGGACGGAATTAATTTCGTGTTCTCTTTGTACATGGGAGAAGACCGTTCATATAATCAAGAAGTGAACCCTTATGTTATATTTTCTCCAGGATTCGATAACCTCATGAATAGCAACTACATAGAGTCAGATAAAACATTGAAAAATGTAACTCTGGTTGCCGGAGAAGGGGAAGGATCTGAAAGAAAAACCGTTTCTGTTTTCTCTGGAGAAGAAATTCAAAATGGTCTTGATCGAAGAGAGCTTTTTACGGATGCTTCCGGTGTTTCCACCATGGTCGATGGGCAAACTATCAGTGACCAGGAATACACAAGCCAGCTTTCGCAAAAAGGATACGAGGAACTTGCTAAAAACAAAACAACCATATCCTTTGAAGGAGAAGTTGATCCAAGCGGAACATATGAATACGATAAAGACTATTTTCTCGGTGATGTGATACAAATTGCAAATGAATTTGGATGCCAGGCACGGTCCCAAATCACTGAGTTCATTCGAAGTCAAAGCGATACGGGAATTGAATGCTATCCTACGTTTTCTTCGTATGAAGATATTTTCACGAATCCAGCATATTCTTTGATGTGCTTGACTAGAAAAGCAGGCTCTTATATATTTATAAACGATCGTTCGTACACAAAAACAAACGATAAACCTGTTATATTTATTCCTGCTTATATGCCGAATACTCCACAGTTATGGCGCTATTGGATTGTTTTAGGAAGAACTGAAAATTCCGTTATTGGCTCAGAAAATACCCCTCAATTTGTAGTTTCTAGAACAATGACAATAAACAATAGAACTGTTTATTTGCGAGCTATAGAAAATGGTGCATACGAGGGCGTGCCGTTTTCAGTAAAAACTGAAAACTTTCAAAAAGATAATTTCGGCGATGCATACCCGATTGAACCTGGAAACGAAAATAACTTTTACTTAAAACTGGCGGAAAGAATGCTTCCTGTATAATAAATGGAAAGGAGGAACTCTCCATGGCTATTACATATGGTTTTTATAATTCAAAAGATGGCGATAGAAAATATTATGCCAGACAAGTCAGCAAAATCGTAGATTCTTTGGTTAAAGATGGAATTTTCATGCATATTGGAGAGCATCTTAACGTGAAACAAGGAACGGGAATGCAAGTTTTGGTTGAACCTGGTTTCGCTTGGTTCAACCATACCTGGACCGAGAATGATGCTGATTATCCGCTTACCATTGAAGAATCTGATCTTTTACAGCCTCGTATTGATGCGATTGTCTTGGAAGTAGATGAGTCTTTGGCCGTTCGTGCAAATGCTATAAAAGTTATAAAAGGCGCGCCTGCTTCTGAGCCTCAGAAGCCTACTCTTACAAATACCGCAGAAGTTCATCAGTATCCTCTTGCTTATGTGAGCGTTGCCGTCGGTGCATCTCAAATTACTAATGCAAACATCGAAAATCGAATTGGCATGGAAGACTGTCCGTTTGTAACCGGTATTCTTGAAACCATTAACATTGACACACTCATTCAAGAATGGGAAGCGCAGTTTGATGAATGGTTTAAATCTCTGGAAGATACACTTTCTGGAGATGTAGCAGGAAATCTGCTTTTGCTCATCCAGGATCTTCAAAAGCATGTCATGTATAAATATTCGGCTACTTTTAAGTTTGATGCTTGGGACGGAAACGGACCTTATTCTCAAACAGTTACGCTAGTTCCAAAAGATGGCGGGCCCAAAGTTACTGCTGATTTTCAGTTTGCAAGTCCTCCTTGGTGCGGTCAGGTTAGCGATGATGCGACTCGTGAAAAACTTCTTGAGATTTTGAATCTTATCAATAACAGTAATTGCACACTTGGTGAAGGTGTGATTACTGCCAATAGAGTTCAAGAAAAACCAACCGCAGATATCGAAGTTATTTGGTTTTTAAAGAAAGGCGGTGTCTGATATGCCAGGTTTGATGAGCGCTGGTAGAGCGTCTGGAAATTTTGAACTTCTAAAGAGCGGAGCTTTAAATTGGAGCGGGACGAACGGAACGTCTAGATCCGCGTCATATACTTTTGAAAAATCCTGTGATTTTATTGTATTCAGTACATCTGGTAATAGTTGGAATGATGGAAACCAGCACGATATAAGTGCGTCGAATGCCAAAAAATTTTCAACCGCCAAATATCAATTTAGTCACTCTCAATACAGTGTTGGCGGAAGTACAATTGTTGGAATAGGAAAAGCCGTAAAAGGAACGACAATTGAAATAAGAGCCTATTTAAGAGCGGACGGAAGTCAAAGTATATCGGTCCCTTACTCTATATATGCGATATAATTCAAAATGGAGTTTACTATGAAAACTTACGATGAAATCACAAAAAAAGAAATCCAGAATCCGGATTTGACCAAAGGTTATCTTTACGAAGGAACTGTTGTCACCGGAAAAACCGAACCGAAAACAGTAATTATGAACGGCTCCGTTACTTCAGATAGGTTAGAAGGTTTACGAGAGCATAAGCCAGCTGAAGATATTATTGAGCCTTGTATGTATTATCACAAACACACTGAGGAAGATCTTAAACAGGAGATCGATTTAAAGATCACAAAGCTTGAGTCTTCTCGAGACGAAATCGTCTACGCTGGAGCTGATATTACACTTTCTGATGGAACGAAAAAGCATTTCACTTATACCCCTGCCGACCAGACAGATGTAAGTGATATGTTCAATGCTGTTATGCTTGGCATGTCTGCTTATATCTACCATAACGGAGAATACGATTGCGAGATTTATTCTAAAGAGGATATTATCATAATCTATTCAACGCTTTCTTCTTTGAAAACCAAAGAGAAAACGTATTGCAGTCAGTTGTGCGGATATGTTAAAACGCTTAAGACTGTTCCTGAAGTAAAAGCGGTGACTTATGGCCAGACTCTGACCGATATGTATCTTGAAAAGTATAATACACTTTTGGCATTTGCTATGACCGAGATGCAGAATACGCTTGAAAGGCTTGGTAAGCAATGATTTCTAAGTATGCATTTCTGTTCTGGTTTGGTGGCGCTACGTATGCCGCACTCGAAGTTCTTTGGAGAGGATATAGCCATTGGACTATGCTTTTGCTAGCTGGTGTTCTATTCATAATCGTTGGCCTTCTGAATGAGATTTGGAGTTGGGAATTTAAGTTTCGATATCAGGTTTTAATTTCCACCGGAATAGCAACTATCTTGGAACTGCTCACGGGTCTTATTGTAAATATTTGGCTCAAATGGGATATTTGGGACTACAGTAATGTTCCATTTAACTTTTTGGGGCAAATTTGTTTGCCATATACAGTTTTATGGACACTTTTGTCTGCATTTGCCATTGTAATCGACGACGTCATTCGGTGGAAGTTTTTTGGAGAAGAGAAACCACATTACATTTTATAAAGGAGGTGATTCAAAATGGAACAAACTGGTATTTTTGCAGGAAGAACCAGAGTTCGATACGGATATTCTTGCTATGGAAAAACCCGTGGTGGCGGAACCATTTGGCATTACGGTAGTGATGAAGAGGGACTTGATTCCAATGTAATCTTGATGCCTCCTTACTACAACTCCGATGGTACCAAAAAGAGCATTTCTGGCACGGTTGTAACGGCTCGGATCGTTACGGATCATTCGAATCTTACCTGGGAATGGGGGTATTACATCTGTGTCAAGCTTGATGCAAATCAGACTCCGGACGCAGTCAATTATCTCTACTTCTGTCATTGCAAGCAGCTGCTTGTGAAAGTCGGTGATAAGGTAAAAACAGGTGACCAGCTTGCTATTATGGGTAATACTGGTAATGCTGCTCTTGCTAATCCTCCGTTTGCACATTGTCACTTTGAGGTTAGGGCTACGGCAACAAGTTCTGGTCTTGACCCCACGGCATACACCGGGCATGCGAACCAGGCTGGAACGTATGGCTCGAGCACGGCACCGGACAATCAAAAGGACGTAAAGGCAAAGGGAATCGATGCCTCTAAGTATCAGGGCACCATTGATTGGAGGCAGGTAAAAGATTCTGGCATTGATTTTGCGATTCTTCGAGTTGGTTCTTGGAATGATGACGGGCCTTATGCCGACCCGACGTTTGAAGAGAACTACAAAAATGCAACTGCGGAAGGTATAAAAGTAGGTGCTTACTTCTATACCTATGCCGAAAACGAAGATGAACAGAATCGAGAGCTTGAACTGTTCCTGAATGCACTTTCTGGTAAGGCTTTTGAGTATCCTGTGTTCGTTGACGTCGAAGCAAAATGTCTTACCGCGCTTGATAAGACCACAGTTTCGAATCTTATTAAGCGGGAGATGGATATTCTCGACCAGAAAGGGTATACCCCCGGCTGGTATAGCTACACGAACTACATCAACAGTTATATCGACAGAACGATTCTCAAAGACTATCCTCTTTGGATTGCTGATTATCGTGGATATGTCGGATATACCGGTGACTATGTGATGTGGCAGTATGCTTCTGACGGAACAGTTCCTGGGATTTCCGAAGATGTCGACATGGACTATGACTATCATGGTTACGGCGAAAAAGAGCCCGAACCGGTCCCGGAAAAGTTTCAGACCATTACCATCAGCATGGTTACTCAGAATGAAGCGGATCAAATTTGTGCACTGTGTAAGAAGCTTGGCCTAACGGACAAAGGCCTTTACACTTCAAAATGGGTTTAAACCCAAATCAAAGGAGCGATTTGTATGAATGGAATGTATGGTTATGACGGACAGAATCCCCAGGGTCAAATGCAAAGCGGCGTGTACGCAAGCTATCCGGGTGGTATGGTGAGCAGTGCTTATCCTAATCCCATGCAGACGCCAGCACCCGCTCAAACTCGTAATCCGTTTGCACCTCAGCAAACTCATTATAATTTGAGAGGACGTTATATTCAGAGTCCTGATGAGATTCAAGCCGGAGAAGTACCTATGGACGGAAGTGTAAGCTTCTTTCCTACGAGTGATAACTCTGCAATCATCGGTAAGATGTGGGATAAAAACGGAAAGCTTCAGCAGGTTCGGTATATTCCTGATACGGTAGTTGATGAGCAGCTCAAAGCTTTTCAGGCCAATCAGTCTGCGACCATTACGACGACTCTCAATACGATTTTGGACAAAATTTCGAAAATCGAAAGTTCTTTGAATTCTTAAGAAGGAGTTGATCTAACATGATGAATCCCATACAATTCGCTATGAGCATGATTCAGAATAATCCTCAGGTTATGAATAACCCTATGGCTCAAAACTATATTGGTGTTATTCAGAGTGGAGATGCTCAAAAGGGACAGCAGCTTGCTGAAAACATTTGCCGTTCTTATGGCATTACGCCTCAGCAGGCAATTCAGCAAGCTAAACAGTTCTTCCACATTCGGTAAAACAAAAATTCAAAATGGATTTACTTTTAAGATACGCGCGGCTTTAAAGTGATTTCTGTTTTGATTTTTTGTAAATATTTTTCTATTTTTTCATTTTTCTAGAAGGAGGAAAAACTATGTTCAATTCCAATTCTATGGGTCCTGCTGACTTCGCTGCTATGACTGGTAATGACGGTTTTGGCATGGGCAACGGCTGGTGGATGTTTATCATCCTGCTCGCTCTGTTTGGTGGTTTTGGCCGTGGTAACTTTGGCTCTTCCGACCCTTGTTGCCAGCCCGCCACTTGCGCCGGCGTTCAGAACGGCTTTGACAACATGGCCGTCACCAACAAGCTGAATGGTCTGGAGAACGGTATTTGCAGCCTGGGCTATGACCAGCTGAACCAGATGAACGGCATCAATTCTAATATCATGCAGACTGCGTTTGGCCTGCAGCGCGATATTCAGAACATGGGTATTTCGAACATGCAGGATACCAATGCTCTTTCCCGTCAGCTGGCCGATTGCTGCTGCGAGAACCGCACTGGCCAGATGCAGATTCAGAATGCTCTGCAGTCCGGTTTCTGCAGCGTGAACAACGCCATCCAGCAGCAGACTCAGATGATTATGCAGAACGATAACGCCAACTACCGTGCCCTGCATGATGAGATGGTTGCTTACCGCATGGAGCAGAAGGACAACATCATCGCCGAGCAGCGTGCTCAGATTCAGGCTCTGAACCTGGGTATTTCTCAGCGCAACCAGAATGATTATCTGGTGCAGGCGATTCGTCCGTGCCCGGTTCCCGCATATCCGGTTCCGAATCCGTTCGGTTGCGGCTCTTGCTGCCAGCAGGCTTGCTAACCAAAGAGGGGGGGGGGCATATGGCCCTCCCTTTATATTTTTTAAGGAGGACAAAACATGATTCTGCTTTCTAATCAGGCCGCTCAGACGATCGCGCCCGGTCAGGCTGTTGTGTTTGACCAGCAGATTTACAAAGTCGGCCGTTGCGAGTGCCACCGTACCGGTTCTTCCGTCGTGACTCTCTGCACTGCGAATCCGTATGAGGTCTCTTTCTCAGGCAATGTCACGAACTCTGTTGCGGGCCCTGTTCAGCTGGCTATTGCAGTAGATGGTGAGGCGCTTCCTTACGGCACAATGATTACCACTCCCGCTGCTACGGGCGATGTCAACTCTATCAGCAAAACGATTCCTGTTCAGGGCTGTGGTCGTTGCGGTATGCCCAAGGTGACTATCACCAATAAGGGCACCAATCCTGTGATTCTTCAGGCCGGGTCTTCTCTTTATATTCGGCCTCGTTGCTAAGGAGGTGCTGACATGAGCGATACCATTTGGGAAATCAAAGAGTGTCTTGAAAACGCTCTGTATGAGCAGGTCACTCATGACATGGAACACCTTGATGCTGATGAAGCGGGTAAGGTTACCGACATGATTAAGGACCTCGCTCAGGCGGCTAAGTATTCTGCGGAGGCTTGTTATTACAAGACTGTCACGGATGCTATGCACGAAGAGCATGAGAAACACGAGACGGAGTCCAAGAGCGGGCATTCCTGGACTGCTGAAGATCATATGAACAGCCTTCGTGATTCGTATCGGTCCGCGGACCCTGCTACGAAAAAGCAGATGCGGGCAGACGTGGCAAAGCTCCTCAGTGAGATGCCCTCTTAAAATCAAAAGAGAGGGATGATGCAGTATGGAGCCGTACCTTCAGATGATTGCTACAATCGTTTGTTCGGTCATAGCGTCTAGTGGTTTCTGGAGTTATATTCAGAAAAAACGAGACAAAAAAGATGATAAGACAGAACTTCTCATTGGCCTTGCCCATGACAGGATTGTATATCTTGGCATGTCGTATATCGAAAGAAGATATATAACGCAAGACGAGTATGAAAATCTGAACGATTATCTTTATAAACCCTATAAAAAGCTTGGAGGTAATGGCTCTGGCGACCGCATCATGCAGGAAGTCAACAAATTGCCCATCCGAAAAGCTTCCTACGTAAAAAGGAGTGAACAGAATGAAAATTCCTCAGATGAGTGATAAGACTTATGATATTCTTAAGTTCATCGCTCTGATTGTACTGCCAGCTATTGCAACTTTCTACGCTGCAATCTCTTCCATTTGGGGTCTTCCCTATGGCGAGCAGATTGTAGGTACGATCTCTGCAGTAGATGCTTTGCTGGGTGCTATTCTCGGCGTAAGCACTAAGCAGTACAACACCGCAAAAATTCAGTCTGGCATGAAAAACACTGAGTAATCTTTAAAAAGAGGGCGCCTTGGAAACAAGGTGTCTTCTTTTTTTTTCGCACATAAAACATTTCCTCTTATGAGAACGAATACTCGTTTGAAAGGAGAATAATTATGAAACAAACGATTTATGTGATTTGCGAATCAAGAGAATCTTTTATGTCGCTTATCGGACTTACTAACATTTTGAAGATAAAAGATGGTAAGGCTCCAACGAATTCAATGCAACAAGCTGAATGGTATATTCGGGAGTCTGACTATGGAAAGAATCCTGTGAAGCTAAAAACCGATATGACATTTGAAGATTTTACGCTCTTTGTATATGCAATGGCTAAGTCAGACAGAAAGTTATACTGCCAAGACGGTCTGTTTGTTCTCAGGTAACCATCGAAAAGCCTTTGATGTTTTTCAAGGGCTTTTCTTTTTTGTCGTTCGCGAAATTTACATATCCCTTTATGAAGAGAAAAGACACTTGAAAGGGCAGTGAAGTTTGAAGGCCTTACAACTATGAGGAACTAATCGGGAGTCGAGGCTGAGATCTTTATGATCTGACAAAGGAGCCGGAGTTAAATATCGTCGTCCTTCGAGTGAAAATAGTTGTTTTCTCTTCATAATATTTTATTTTTTCTTCGCGAAATTTACATATCCCTTTATGAAGGAGAGTGATAATTATGTTTAGAGAAATTAAAGAAGAAAGAGAAGTCGAGAAATGATTCGATTGCGAACACGAAGCTTATAAATCGATCAAACCCGAAACCGATATAACGGTTGAGGAAGCGATGAATTTTATCATGCATCTATTCGCCAATTGAAGAGAAGATCATCTTCTTTTCTTTTTTTTTCGCCAAAAATACATTCACTTTAATGAAGCTATATTGTTGAAAGGAGTTTAACAATGGATACCATGACTATTGAATCGGCATTTACAAGAGGACTCATTTCGTCGTTTCTGACGAAAGCGATTCGTAAGAAAACTGGGATTGACGCACAGCTCAGTCTTAGAAATCTTCACGTTTCGATTTCTGATGAAGCGAAGGTGAGTATTGAGTTGGACGCTTCAATGAAAAAGGAGGAACTTGCAAAACTTATGAAACTCATTGGCTAAAAAGAGGAGTCTCTGATGAAAAATTCAGGGACTCTTTTCTTTCTTGAAAACTTTCGTATGCGCATATATTTTTGAGAAAAACTTTGTGTATTCTTTGCAAATTTCTTAAAATATGCGCATACGAAAGTTCGATATGCGCTTATGCAAGTTTTTAATTTTTAAAAATTAAAAAATGACGATATATCGTCAAAAAATATTTTTGCGACTTGCATATGCGCATATACTTATTTAAATTTAAATTTGATAAATAAATATATAATAGATAAAGGCATATGCGCATACGAAAGTTTTTACAAAAGGAGTGCTTAAAATGGAATCTGTTATCATTCAAATCATCATCTGGGTAGTTCTGTGTGTTGCATACATTATAGGATTGTATGCAACTTACAAATTGGGTCAAAAGTCTAAATCACTTCCCCCGAAAATCGGAAGAATTGTGATGGACCACTCGGACCCAGATGGTCCTCATGCATTTTTGGAAGTGGATTCCGGCTGTTCTAAATATTTTGAACCTGGAAATGAGGTGCTTCTTGATATTGTAGCAAAAGACTATCTTGACGACTAAATCCGCGAATTTAACATCCACTATTACGAATACCGATTGAAAGGAGAAAATGGTATGATCAAAACGCAATTGGAAAAAGACTTGAACGAGTGTCTCGAAAACGTAATCGCGTTGACAGTCGGTCAGAAAGAGCGAAAAGAAGAGGCGGAACTTGCTGAAACTTTTTACAAGCTCAAACTTGAGGAAGATAAGCTCGAGCTCGAGCGGCAAAGGCAGAAGGATGCGAGCGATTTAGAAAAGCTCAAAGTCGAAGCAGAAGCCGCAAAAGCGAAAGAGCAGAGACTCCTCAATTGGGCTGGATTGGGAGTTCAGCTTGGTACTACCATCTTTATGGCCGCTTGCTATGATATGTGGCTGACACGTGGTTACAAGTTCGAGGAATTCGGAACTGTCAGAAGTCCGCATCTGCGTAACTTGATTGGACGTATTTTGCCTCGATTCAAGTAAGTAATCAAAAGAAGAGGGTTCTTGATATTTCAGGGACTCTTTTCTTTTTACGCCAAATTAACATGTTCCTTTATGAAGTACGAAAGGAGTTGTTATGTATGACCCGTAAGCAAATCGATCAGTGCCGAGAAATGAGACTTTGGTATGGTCAGATTGTCGTTCCCACGTTGATGTTTGTGGCTATGATAGTTACCGTCCCTGAGGTTCGAGAACAGGCTGCTGATGCATGTCGATGGATTAAACGCAAAATCATTCGTAAGTAAAGACCTGAGCCTTTGATATTTTCAGAGGCTCTTTCTTTTTGGAAAGGAGAATTTTAAATGAGAATTGAACGTTTGGTTTCTGGAACCGTGCATCTTATCAAAAAAGAATCCCCCGTGATTTTGGGTGTACTCGGTGCCGTCGGTGTTGTTTTGACAGCAGTTACTGTATCTCGAGATACTCTGAAAGCCGAAATCAGGCTTGAAGACAAAGAGGATGAAATTCATCGAGAACTTACCAAAACCGAATGGGTTCAAACGGTGCTTCCTGCTTATATTCCGTCTATTGCAGTCGGTAGTGCGACAGTTGCTTGCATTATTGCGTCTACTGTTTTAAACCAGAAGCAGAAAGTGGCTCTTTCCAGTGCTTATATTTTGCTGGACCAGTCGTATAAGCAGTACAAAGATAAAGTCGTGGAAATGTTTGGAGAAGGTGCTGACCGTGAAGTTGAACGAGAAGTCACGAAAGACCGGATTCAGGAACTTAAGAAAAAAGACGAGATTCGCGGTGATGAAACTCTGATATTTTACGAAAAGCACTATAATCAGCTCTTTGAGCGCAGTATGCTCGAAGTAAAGGACGCTGAATATTTGCTCAATAAGAAGTTTACAGCCACCGGCCAAGCGACGCTCAACGATTTTTATTTGCTTCTTGGTCTCAAGGAAACAAAGGAAGGAGCAGAACTTGGCTGGGATGTAGTAAATGCCTCTAGCCCGGAAGAGTGCTGGATTGACTTCGAACATGACCTTGTCAAGACACAAGACGGCATGCAGGTTTACGAAATCTTGTTTGAAAATGAGCCCACTCTTGATTATGATGTTCCGTTTTGAGGTTCGCAAAAAATACATGTTCTATAATGGAAAGGAGGTTACGAATCCATGAAAACTTTCAAAATTATTGGAGCTGTAGCGTTTGCTCTTGCCGGCGTTGCCAGCCTGCTGAGCGATTTTGCGCAGAGCCAAGAATTTAGGGAAATTGCAAAGGAAGAAGTAGACCGTGCTTTTTCTGAAAAAATGGGAGAGTCCGAATAAGGGCTTTCCCTTTTTATTTTTAGGAGGCGATACGAACGGATGCATTAAGAATGCAAGCGATTGATGCAATTGAAGAATTCATCGACGAAAATCTATTTGAGCCAAATCGTCACTGGCCAAAAAACGAGTTCGATAGGAAATCTTGCGAACGTTGGGCAGCAAAAGAAATCATCAGTCGAATTAACAAATCCAACAAAGCTCCGGCTGCCGTGGTTTATATTTTCATGAAAGAAATGGAAGAGTATTCCATGATGGACATAGACCGCGACAATGCATACATGTTCAAAATCGCTTCTGAAATTGCCGAAGAAATTGGTAGCATACTTTGTTAAAAGGAGTTATATTTATGAAATTCTCGAAAGATACAATGAAAGTTCTCGCAAAGTCCGTCGTCAAAGGAGTCGAAAAGCATTCTCCTGAAATTCTGACGGGCATCGGTATCGCCGGAATGTTCGTGAGTGTCGTGCTGGCAGTCAAAGTCACTCCGAAGGCTCTCGAAAAGATTAACGAGGACCATCCGGACGGGTGTACAAAAGTGGAAGCGGTTAAGTCTGCCTGGAAATTTTATATTCCCGTGGCCGTAAGCGCAACTTGCTCCACTGCGTGTATTATCGGTGCCACGACCATCAATCTCAAACGAAACGCGGCTCTGGCGGCTGCTTATACTCTTTCGGAATCGTTTGCCAAAGAGTATAAAGAGAGCGTCTTAGAGACTATTGGAGAAAAGAAGGAAGCCGAGGTTCGAGAAAACATTGCTCAGAAGAAGGTCGACAAGCTCACCGAAAACGACTTTAAGTCCTGCAAGAATTCGAACGACGAGATCACTTGGTTCTTGGACCCGTATTCCGGACGTCCCTTTAAGTCTAGCATGAACCGTCTGTTCAAAGTGCAAAATGAAATTAACAACATGCTTTTGAATGAGTCTGTCGTTTCTTTGAACGACCTTTATTATATGATTGGCTTGGACCCCAATAAGGATGGAGACCAGCTTGGATGGAACAACGATAAGGGTCTTTTGAACTTCAATTATACGCCCGTACTGAGCAAAGAACTCGACGATGCAGGGAACCGAATCGCAGTGATTGCTCTTGACTACAACATCGAGCCTCGAGCCATGTTCCTTTGATGGGTTCGCGAAATTTGCATCTTGTATTATGAAGGAGAAATCCTAAACTTATATTTTGGAGGTAATCAAAAATGGAAGAGAACATGATTAACAACGAGATGGAAGAACAGGAAGTCATTCCGGCGGAAGAAGAAATTTCTTACGGTATCGGAGCGATTGCACTGATGAGTGTCGTTGCTGTTGGAGGTATTTTCCTCGCAGTGAAGGGCGTTCAGGCAGGCTACGCTTATGCCAAGAAGCACTTCTTCAAGAAGAAGGACAATTGCGATTCCATTGAGGTGGAAGTCGTCGACTCTACGGAAGATGAAACCGAAGAGTAAGGATACTCTTGAAAGAGGAGTCTAAGGAAACTTGGGCTCCTCTTTTTTTTATTTTTTGGAGGTATTTATGGAAGAAGCAAAGAAAGTTCCGGCAAAAGAGGAAGTAAGAAAGGAAGCAACTCGTATCATTCCTGTGAAACGAGAAAAAATTATTTCCGGAACCGCAACTGTCAAAAAGAAGTCTCTCGGACAGAAAATTCTGGAGACATTTATTCCGGGTGATATTCGAGATGTAAAAACGTTCGCTTGGAATGAAATCATCATTCCTGCATTCCGACGGACTCTCGATGAGTTTATCTCTCAGGGTGCTCATCAGCTTTTATATCCTGGCGATACGTCTCGTCGAGATGGACGTTACGATTCGAGTATTCGTGCGTCTTACGACTACAATCGTCAGTATCGTTCGAGCAATCGAGAACCCGACAGAGGACGCCCTCAGAATCGTTGGGCTGACGATTTCGACCTTGAGCGTGTTTCGTTCTCGACTCGAATGGACGCTGAGATGGTTCTTTCCTCCATGGAGAACGTTTTGGCCGATTATCCGTTCGTCCGTGTCTCTGATTTCTTCGATTTTGCCGGTGTTTCTACCGATAACTATCAGACTGCAAACTATGGGTGGACCAGTCTTCGTGAAGCCAGTGTGCATCGTGACATCAATGGTGACTGGTATATCCACTTCCCGAGAGTTATGCCTATTGACTAAAGAAAGGATTGATATTTTATGAAAAAAGAATTTATGAATACGATTACCAGAAAACTCGGCAAGACTAAGCTTTCTATCAAGAAGGCTAGTCCTGAGATTCTGATTGTTGCAGGTACTGTAGGTGTCGTTGTGAGCGCCGTCATGGCTTGCAAGGCAACTTTGAAGGTTGAATCTGTCGTTGATGATACGAAAGAAAAGGTTCAGAAAATCAACGAAGCGGTGGAACGTGGCGAAACAGAAGCCGGCCTTACCTACAGCCCGGAAGATAAGCAGCATGATTTGACGATTCTGTACGCTCAGACTGCTGTGAGTCTTGCAAAGCTTTATGGCCCTGCCGTTCTCATGGGTGCCGCAAGTATTGGCTGCATCATTGGTAGCCACAATATTCTTCGTAAGCGTAACGTTGCTCTGGCGGCTGCTTATGCAACTGTTGATAAAGCCTATAAGGAATATCGCGGTCGTGTGATTGAGAAGTTTGGCGAAGAAGTTGACCGTCAGCTTCGTTTCGATACGAGCAAACAGACCGTCACTGAAACCGTGAAAGATGAAAACGGAGAAGAGAAGACTGTCGAAAAAGAGGTCGATGTGGTTGACGATGTCATTACTTCTCCTTACTCTAAGTTCTTCGATGAGTCTTCTCGTTGCTGGGAAAAAGATGCCAATTACAATCTGATGTTCCTGCGCCGTATGCAGTCGATGTTCAACGACAAGCTCAAGGCAAATGGCTATGTGTTCCTGAACGATGTTTACGACGCTCTGGATATTGAGCGTACTCCGGAAGGCCAGACCGTTGGTTGGGTGTATGACCCTGAGAATCCGGAACTCAAAAATTACATTGACTTTGGCATTTACGATGTTCATCGCAAGTCTTCTCGTGACTTCGTGAATGGCTTGGAGCGTGTTATCCTCTTGAACTTCAACGTAGACGGCAATATTCTGCAGTCTTTCAAGAGCTATGAGGTGAAGTGATATGAAACTGGTCAATGCATTTACTGGTTTCCTCGCGGGTGCTGTCGTAGGCGCGGCAGCATCCTTTTATATTTTGAAAAAGAAGTACGAAGCGCTCGTGGCTGAAGACCACGAACAGTTTAGAAAGGACCTCGAAAATCCTGAAGTCGCTAAGTTCTTCTACGAATCTGCGCTCAAGAAGGCTAAAGCCAAGAGTGAAAAAGCTGACACGCAAGATGAGTCCGAAGATGATATTCCGAAGCCTTTCAAACGTGATAAGAGCAAGCGTCAGGCTGTGGACTATACTTCTTTCTACAAAAAGCCTGTCGATGAGCGCATTGCAGAAGAGGAAGACAATGAAGCATATGAGCTCACTGGCGACCCCGCTGCTGTGCCTGTTATCATCAGCCCGGATGAGTATGGTGACGACGATACTTATGCACAAATCAGTCTTTACTACACTACAGACGGTGTTCTGATTGATGAGAACAATGAGGTGTTCGAAAACTTCGAAGCACTTTGCTCTGATTATGAGGAGCATTTCGACGAGTATGAAGCGGATTCTGTCTGCATGAGAAACGACCGTCTTCGCAGCTATTACGAGATTCTTAAGTCTCTTAAATCGAGTAGGGAATTTCTTCGTAGCGAGGAGAAACGTGCAAAACCTGTGATGGTGGACGATGAGTAAAGAGGAGTGATATTTTGACTAGCGCCCAGGTAAATCAAGAATATTTCGACTGGATGCTTAGAAAAGTGTGTGAAAGTAAAAAACAGGCCGATTCCTATCATCTTCTTCTCAATATGCTGTATGATAGAGACTTTGTTTGGTCTTTTTCTCAGCCTATGGACGAAAATCGTCAGGTGGATGGCGAAGAACTTCGTTACACCTTTGGGCGAGAGATGGATTATCCGGACCCGATGATTGCATCGCTTTTGGATATTCGTCCTTGTAGTATGCTTGAGATGATGGTAGCTCTTGCTATCAAGTGTGAAGAACGATTTGCATTTGACCCTGATATCGGCAATAGAACCAGTGTCTGGTTTTGGGAAATGATTGATAGCTTGGGCCTGTCTAAAATGACCGATGACCAGTTTGACTTTTCGTACACTGATCGATGCATTACAAACTTCCTGAACCATTCCTACAAGCCCAATGGTGAGGGAAGCCTTTTCACCGTGAAGCGTCCAGTAAAAGACATGCGTAACGTTGATATTTGGTATCAAATGTGTTACTATCTCAATGAAGTTTTATAAAAAGGAGCATTGTTATGAATGAGTTTGTCTCTCATGTGTTCAAATCGATTGATTCCCATGAAAGTTCCATTCGTCGGCTGTTCAAACTGACTCGGAAAAACGCCATGGCCATCGCAATTCTTTCCGGTGTAGCACTCTACCAGTCCATGAAGGTCTCCGACCTTAAATTCGAGCTGGACCGTCTTTCGAAACGCGTCCAGGACATCGAAGAAAACCCCAGCATTCAGAATAACTACTACAAAGAGTGATGCTCTTTGATATTTAAATGAAAGGAGGTTTACTGGTGAGTGCTTGATTTCATGATGATTTCCACGAAAGCGGAGAAAGATGGAAGCTTAGTTGTTCGCCCGAAATTTCTTGTAAAAAAGTCGAAAGACCTCATGATTCGAGGCAGTGACTTTTATGCCATTTGGGTAGAAGAGCGCGGCCTTTGGTCAACAGAGGAAGATGATGCGCTGGAGCTAATCGACAAAGAGCTTTCCGAATTCAAAAAAGAAAAAGAGAAAACATTTGCTGGTGTCATTCAGGTGCAATATATTCGCGACGCAGAAACCGGTATCATTGACAAATGGCATCGATATTGCCAAAAGCAGGTCCGGGATAATTTCCACGCACTCGACGAGCATATAACGTTTCTTGACGACCCGGTCAAAAAGACAGACTACTCTTCCAAACGTCTTTCCTATCCTTTGGTTCCTTGCGAAACTCCCGGATATGAAAAGCTCATCTCCACTTTATATTCTCCGAGTGAAAGACGAAAAATCGAATGGGCAATCGGCGCCATTGTAACAGGAGATTCTACAAAACTTCAGAAGTTCGAAGTTCTTTATGGTGCACAAGGAACCGGTAAATCTACAATACTGAATATTATCCAACAGCTTTTCGAAGGATATTATTCGGTATTTGATGCAAAGGCTTTGGGAAGTTCTACTAACTCTTTTGCATTAGAGGCTTTTAGTTCCAACCCGCTTATTGCCATTCAGCACGATGGCGATTTGTCTCGAATTGAGGACAATACTCGTCTTAACAGCCTTGTTTCTCACGAGCTCATGACTGTCAATGAGAAGTATAGGTCGACGTATCCGAACCGATTTAAGTGTTTTCTTTTTATGGGTACAAATAAGCCAGTAAAGATTACAGACGCAAAGTCGGGTTTGATTCGTCGACTTATTGATGTCACTCCGAGCGGAGAAAAAGTTCCTTCAGGAGAGTATAAGAAGTGCATGGCACAAATTCCGTTTGAACTCGGTGGAATTGCTTGTCGTTGTAAAGATGTATATTTGGAAGACCCAACCATATACGACGACTACATTCCGGTTGCAATGATGGGAGCTTCGAATGACTTCTACAACTTCGTATTGGATTCGTATTATATTTTCAAGAGCGAAGATGGAACAACGGCAACTGCTGCTTGGGAGATGTATAAATCTTATAACGAAGAAGCAAGAGTTCAGTTTACCTATTCTAATCGTATCTTTAAAGAAGAACTTAAGAACTACTTTAAAGAATACTACGACGAGTTCGACGATGGAATCGGTAAGATTCGAAGCTTTTACAAAGGCTTCAGAGTGGATAAGTTTGATATTCATTCTATTCCGCAAAAGAAAAAAGAGGTAGTATCCACGTGGCTCGACTTCAAAGAGCAGCCTAGTCTTTTGGATGATATTTTGAAAGACTGTCCCGCTCAATACGCCTCTAAAGGAGAAACACCTTTAAAAAAGTGGGATGAGGTTAGCACTACCCTTAAAGACCTCGACACTGCAAGACTTCATTATGTGAAAGTTCCTGAGAATCACATTGTTATCGATTTTGATATTTGTGATAAGGACGGAAATAAGAGCTTCGAAGAGAACTTAAAAGAGGCGAGCAAATGGCCTAGAACCTACGCGGAGCTCTCTAAGTCCGGAAAAGGCATTCATCTTCACTATTTATATTCTGGCGATGTTAGCAAACTGAGCCGTGTGTATGATGAGAAGATTGAAGTAAAAGTCTTTACCGGGAATAGTTCGCTTCGTAGAAAGCTTTCAAAGTGCAACGACGCGCTTATCTCTACCATCCATTCAGGACTTCCCTTAAAAGGAGAGGATAAGATGATCGATTGGGACGGCATTCAAAACGAAAAAATGCTCAGAACCATGATCAAGAAGAACCTGAACCGAGAGTATCATGCCAACACAAAGCCTAGCATAGATTATATTTACGATCTTTTGGACGATGCATATAATCGAGGAATTCCTTACGATGTGTCTGATATGCGGTCTTCTATTATTGCCTTTGCGGCACAAAGTTCTCATCAAGCAGATTATTGCTTAAAACTTATTGACAAAATGAAGTTTAAAAGTGACGAGCCTGCAGAGCAAAAAGAAGCCAAGACTGATATTTTGGTATTCTTTGATTGTGAGGTCTTTCCGAATTTGTTCCTTGTAAACTGGAAGATTCGAGGAAAAGGCAAAAAAGTGGTACGGATGATCAATCCGAAACCAAAAGAAATCGAAGAACTCTTACAGTATCGTCTTATTGGCTTTAACAATCGTCGTTACGATAACCATATGTTGTATGCAAGGCTTTTGGGATATTCTGAAAAGCAGATTTATGATCTTTCTCAGAAAATCATCAATGCTCCTAAAGGCGAAGGAACCAGGTACATGTTCCGGGAAGCTTACAATCTTTCTTATACGGATGTCTACGATTTCTGCTCTAAGAAGCAAAGTCTTAAGAAGTGGGAAATTGAACTTGGCATTCATCACAAAGAACTGGGTCTTCCTTGGGACCAGCCTGTTCCGGAAGAGCGTTGGGAAGAAGTTGCTGCCTACTGCGATAACGATGTTTTGGCAACTGAGGAAGTCTTTGAAAAACGTCAAGCGGACTTCGTGGCTCGTCAGATTCAGGTTGAGCTTGTAAAGGCTTTGCATGGCATCACAAATGTAAGTGTCAATAACACGACAAACGAGCTTTCTACGCTTATTATATTTGGCAAAAATCGTGCTCCGCAAAGTGAGTTTAACTATCGTGACCTTTCTAAACCCGTCGGAGCTGATCAGTATAATGAGTACCGTAGAAAGTTTGGTTCTGACTATCGCTTCCGTGTGTTTGATGAGAAGGGTCTTCCCACCTACGAGGATTATGACCCTGAAAAGCCGCTTCCTAAGGGGTACAGTATCTTGCCGTTCTTCCCGAATTATATTTTCGATAGAGGCAAGAGTATCTTTGTCGACGACTTGGCTTTAAAGGATGAAGCTTTTACGATTCTTGCAAGCAAGGACGATGAGCGAAAGAAATTCATCGAAGAAATTGGAGAAGGAGGCCGTGTATATTCTGAGCCCGGAATGTACTGGAATGTCTGGGATGGTGATATTGCTTCTCAGCATCCGCATTCCATCATGGCAGAAGTTCTGTTTGGTCCCAAATACACGAAGACTTTCTCTGATATTGTGGAAGCTCGTGTTGCAGTTAAGCACAAAGATTTCGCGAAAGCTGGAGAGCTCCTGGGTGGTGTCTTGAAACCCTTCCTGAATGAGGAACAGGCGAAGGATTTGGCGCAGGCACTTAAGATTATTATCAATTCGATTTACGGTCTTACCAGCGCATCGTTCCCGAACTCTTTCCGAGATCCTAGCAACATCGACAACATTGTTGCAAAACGTGGTGCGCTCTTCATGACACTTTTAAAGCTCGAAGTACAGAAACGAAACTTCCGTGTCTGTCATATCAAGACTGACTCTATCAAGATTCCGGAAGCCACCGAAGAAATCATGGACTTTGTCATTCGCTTTGGTAAAGAATTCGGCTATGACTTTGAGACCGAGGCTCAGTATGTGAAATATTGCCTTGTCAACAACGCCGTTTATATTGCTAAGGACGAAAAGGGGAAATGGACTGCCGTAGGTGCACAGTTCCAGATTCCGTATGTCTTTAAAACTTTGTTCTCGAAAGAACCCATTGAATTTGAAGACATGTGTGAAACGAAGAGTGTTTCCTCTGCTTTGTATCTTGATATGAATGAAGATTTGCCCGATGTGACCGGACTTGAAAAAGAGAAAGATAAGCTCGAGAAGAAATACAAAGACTATGATTCTGGCCCGAACGGTGAAATTGATTATCCTCTTGATATTTGGAAACAAATCGAAGAGCTTCAAAAAGAAATCGAAAAAGGTCACAATTATATTTTCGTTGGACGAGTCGGTTCGTTCTGTCCCGTAGTTCCTGGAGCTGGTGGCGGGCTTCTTATGCGCCAGACTGAAAACAAAAAGACTGGCGAAAAAGGATTTGCCTATGCCGTAGGTACGACTGGATTCCGTTGGATGGAATCTGAGATGGTGAAAGAGCTCGGAAAAGAGTCTTCGATTGACCGTTCGTACTATGACAATCTTGTCAATGAAGCTGTCACTACGATTAGTCAGTACGGAGACTTTGAATGGTTTACAGGAGGTGATTGATATTTGACCGGTGAAGTAAAAGATACGTATCACGATGAACTCGTTGATTACGTAAAACTCGTAGGAGAGTATATTCAGGAGCATGCAGAAGAGCTTGTGCAAAAAGTCCCGTTTATCAGTGATTTTAACATTAGCATTTCTTTCGACCAAGAATGTGCTTCTATTCCTGAAATTACTGTTTCTACTAGCATGTGCCCCGACCCTAAGAAAATTCAAGATATTCGCGACAAACATTATAACTAAGAAAAGGAGAACTCATTATGGCTACTCGTATTCCCCCTCTGACCCTTCGCAACGTTAAGGTCATCTTCAAGAATTTCTCTGGCCGTCCAGATAAGTATCATCCTCGTGGCGGTGATAATCGTTCGTTCTGTGTCATTTTGCCGGATAACGAACTGGCGCAGGATATGACGAACGATGGCTGGAATGTTCGTATGCTGAAGCCCACTGAAGGAGAGGACGGTCCTGTTCCGTATCTTCCTGTAAAGGTAAACTATGATGGTGATTATCCGCCGAGCATTTACATGATTTCCGGTCATCGTAAGACGCTCTTGACTGCTGAAACGGTAGGAAATCTGGACCATTCTCGCTTTGTTAAGGCCGATGTTCGCGTCTCTCCGTACACTTATATCGACCGTGATAGTGGTGAAGAGCGTTTGTCCGCTTACGTCCGTGATATGTATGTCACCGTAGAAGTGGACGAACTGGCTGAAGAGTACGCTGATTATGAATGAGGTGAACAGAAATGCAGTATTATAAGAGCTTATTCACTGGCCGTATTCTCACTCAGAACGAGCTCAACATTCTTGACGCTATCTACGGAAAAGGTAACGCACAGGCAACGATTAATGTTGGGACTGTTGAGAAAATCGACCCTCCGAGTGTAGTTGATTGTATTAAGTACGCATCTTCTGAGGCAGTTGCAGCGTTTCGCTATCGTGAAATCAATAACTGCAAACTGGCAGATGCCACCAAGGCGGTTCGTGAAATCAAGGCTCGCATGAAGCGGAATAAGAAGTAATTCTTTTAGGACCTTTGATATTTTCAAGGGTCTTTTTATTTGGGCCTATAGCTCAATTGGTTAGAGCATCCGGCTCATAACCGGACGGTTCAGGGTTCGAGACCCTGTAGGCCCACTAATCTTTATTGATATTTTGAAAGGAGATTATCATGGCTTTTTTATCTAAATCCGAAGCAGTTCGTTTGCATCGTCTGATGTGGAATTGGATTGCACAAACCTCTATTCAGGAACAAAGGTGTGTTCTGAAAGTTGAGGCATTTAAGCATTTTGGATGGGACCTTTCTACTCCTTGCCTTTGTTGGTGTTGCGCATATACGGTGTTTAATAACATTCGCTATACAGTCGGTGGCATGCCGAATATCGACTGTAATTTTTGTCCTGTAATTTGGGGAGAAAACGAACTCGGTCAAAATATCGGATGCCTTTACAGAACGAGTTCGTTTCAAAGTTATGGGTCGGCTAGGAATCGAGGAGATTACATAGAGGCTGCCAAATACGCCTACGAGATTGCCGAACTTCCCGAAAGGGTGATGAAGCTTGCTTAAACTCGAACCGCATCAGATGGATGCGATTGACAGGCTTCGAAATGGCTGTATCTTAAACGGTGGCGTTGGAAGTGGTAAAAGTCTAACAGCTCTTGGATACTACTATTTGAAGCAAGGAGGAAGTAGAGAGTTCCTTTTGGGCGGTAGTTATAAAAAGATGAAAAGGCCCAAAGACCTTTATATTATTACCACTGCTCAAAAGCGAGACAAATTTGAATGGGACAAAGAGCTAGCTTACTTCCTGCTTTCAAGAAACAAGGTAGACGACTATTACCAAAACAATGTCGTTGTTGATTCCTGGAATAACATCGTCAAGTACAAAAACAAAAAGCATGCGTTCTTTATATTTGACGAAGACCATGTCACGGGATATGGAACTTGGGCAAAAACGTTTTTAAAGATTGCCAAAGAAAACGAATGGATTATTCTTTCCGCAACTCCTGGCGATAAGTGGGAAGACTATATGACCGTGTTCATTGCAAACGGATTTTACAAAAACAAATCTCAGTTTGTAGAGGACCACATTATCTACGATTACCGCGTAAAGTTTCCAAAAGTCCTACGGTATCAAAACACAGGAAGACTAATACGTCTTCGAAAACGTATTTTAATCGATATGGATTTTCACAGAGATACGATTCCTCATCACGAAGACGTATTTGTGAAATATAGTATCGACGACTATCGAGACATCGGAAAAAATCGTTGGAATCCTTATAAAAACCGTCCCATTCGTAATGCGAGCGAACTTTGTTACACTTGGAGAAAACTCGTTAACTCCGATATTTCAAGGCAAGTGGCTCTTTTGGAAATCTTTGAAGACCATCCCAAAATGATTATCTTCTATAACTTCGACTATGAGCTTGATATTTTAAAAGAAACTTTTTCTCAAATTGATGGCGTTGAAGTAGCCGAGTGGAACTCTCATCAGCATAACCCGGTTCCCGAATCTTCCTCTTGGGTATATTTAGTCAACTACAACGCTGGAGCAGAAGGTTGGAACTGCATCACCACAGATACGATTGTGTTTTATTCGCAGACTTACTCTTACAAAACTCTCATTCAGGCTTGCGGACGTATTGATAGAATGAACACTCCTTTTACAGATTTATATTACTATCACTTACGTGCACGTTCGGGCATCGACCTTGGAATCTTTAAAGCTTTAAAGGAGAAGAAAAACTTCAACGAGGGTAAGTTCGCGAAATTTACATAATCTATTATGAAGAGAAATACCTATAGCTCAAGTGGTAGAGCGCTCGAATTATTCGAGAGGTTGTTGGTTCAAGTCCAACTAGGTATTTCTCTTTTAGTTTTGAAAGGAGCAAACTATTATGAAAAACGAAATTAGGAATTGTCTGACTTGGTATGCGAATCAGATGGAGATGGCTTGCCGGTATTGGAACAATCCGAACGATACCTATACCGAGATCAAAATTGCAAAAACTAAATTCTTAGAAGAAATCAAAAAGTATATTGATTTCTCTAAACTCACAAAAGAAGAGGCTGTTGAACTCCGATTTGGTAAGTGGACTGATGAATCGAATCTTTATCTGGTTCCTATTTATCTTCTTCCAATTCTTCCTATCGGAATTGAACTCACTGCTATTGATGGAGAAAAAATCATTTACGATGGGAAAAATATTGATGATGATACCCGGATGGGATGCCTTGCATACGGAATTGTGATAAAGGGGTGATATTTGTGTTCATGCCGATGGATAATGGGATGTCTCCAAACAACGTAGTTAATCTATTCGGCATGTGGCCGTTTGAGAAAACTAGAGAGGAACAAATCTTCCTTGATTATTTGCAAGTGTATATGAGCAAAGCTTTGCCTGCAAGCGTTAAGGGAGATTTGAAAGTCTCTATTTTACTTGACTATATTTTAAATTAAGGAGGCTTTTATGAAAGCACATGCAACAGACCCGGAACTCATTGTTGATTCGGTCATTGTGAGTTTCTCGTTTCCGAAAGACAAATCAAAGAAAGAAGGCTCGCTTTGCCTTGTTGGACGTAAAGAGCCAGGTAAAAAAGTGACAGTCGCAGACCACATTGTAGGTCTTTACGCACTTGATATTTACCGAACTCTTACCGGAAAGGACCCATATGAAGATGGAGAGAATCATTCATGATATTTTACTATTGCTGTTTTACTCTTTTATCAGTTATTCTATGATAACGGTAATTGTGTTTTTAACAGCAGTGGTGTTCCATCTTCACTTTTCTTTCGGAATCTCATTCGTCATTTGGCTTATTATGGTTTTCATGAGCGGAGTCGAATGATTTCACTCATAATTTATATTTAAAAGGAGCAAAATTATGTACATCGTAAAAGCAAATTTTCTGAACCGATATCCTGTCTACTTCAATGTCAGTGGCAATAATATTGACTGCGTTGCGACTCTCGAGGAAGCGACTACGTTCAACAAGAAAGATGACGCCGACAAGTTCGCGGGCAGTGTTTCCGATTACTTCACGATGAATGGCGAAAAGCACTATTCTGATATTCGTGTTGTAAAAGTAAAAATCACCGAAGAAGATGAACTGCAAGGAGTGACTCGCAAATGATGACAGTTCTTCTTCATATCAATGGGCAACTCATCGGCGGAATTTTTCTGACTGCCGCACTTTTATATTTGGCCGGTTTCTTCACAGCTTGTTTCCTTTTGCTTGCTGGAACCGATAATAAGGAGAAACATAAGTGAAACGGTACGCTGTAAAGCTCACCCTCATTAAGGGACTTGTGAGCAAAGTAAAATGGCTTTATATTTCTCCTTCTGGTTCTTACTATAAGGACGTAGATGATTATAAAAATGCTACGCTTTTATATTCCGAGGAATCGGCAGAAGAGTGGTGTGAAAAAATTCGTAAAAATCGAGCAATTGGCCCGTTTCTCACTGAAATTGTGGAGGTTAGAACGTGAAAGCAAAAGAGTATTTCAAAAACTATGGTCCGCTCATCATCTTGACGCAAGGAGAAGAGTCGGATAAGCATCTCAAGGGCCTCTTGCTTGACATGAACACAGAAACTCTCGAAGTTCTCAAAGCAAGAGGCGTTAAGAAAAACGAAGCGGCCGTAGCGGTTTTGAAGGAGCAAAACGACAAGTGGAACGCCATTGGCCGACTTTTCAAGAAAACCTATGGCTACAATCCTCTTGCTGAAGACGGACTCAAAGACTTCTGGATTAATCGTCGGCCTGAACTCGCTCGGTATCTTAAGTAAGGAGTGACGGCAATGCCTGAAATCATCGACAAGGAAGTATATTTCGGAGAGTATTGCCCCACTTGCAAGTATGAAAAGCTCTCTGAACAAGACAACCCGTGCTACGACTGTTTGCACGAACCCGTCCGAGCAAATTCACATAAACCCGTAAACTGGGAAGAAAAGGAGAAATGATATTTATGGCATCTTACACTATTCCGAAAATTGGTCAGAAGGTAAAAGCTTCCTATGATGCTTGGAGCAAGTGCTATCCCTTTCCGACTGCACTTGAGCATAACCATGAAATTGGCATCATTACTGAAATCAAATACTCCGGTTTCAGACTGGAAGACGCTGATTACAAGCATTCTGATACCATTTACACGGTCACATTCCCGGCAACCTTCTTTGAAGAAGAGCGTGAAGTCTATTGCCGGTACGATGACCTTATTATGAGTTCCGCTCGTGTATATTCCGGTGCAGATTTTGATGGCGATTGCGTTACGGGCCTCACCAGTTAACATGGTATTATACGTATATATTGCAACAGTTATCATCTCGTTGGGTGTCTATGAGCTTTCAAACTGGGCCATTCGAAAAGACATAAAAGACGAAGGGTATATTTGGATTCGAGAGAGAAATATTTACAGAAGGATTCTTATCCGAATTGAAAACGTTGTAAAGACCTTTCTCGCTATCTTTATTCCCGTTTTCAATCTTTTGATATCTTTATCGTTTCTTTTCCTTTACGATGGCATAAAACGAAAATTCGTTCAGAACATGCTCGTCGAAGGACGAATTAGAAAAATTAATGCATTTTGAAAATTTTAAAATGCATGTGGAGGTGGATCTTTATGAAACCTGAAAACTGCTATCCTCAAGAACTCAAGATGATTCTCTCGGAAAGTAACTGGCTTGAAAAAGGAAAAGAGACTTATATTTTCCCGGTTTCTGCGCACGTTGCTTACGAAATTCAAATCATGCTTTGTCATAAACACTCCGACAAAATGGAAGCTGCGGCATCTTTATATTTGATTGGAGATTGGTTCGATGAAAAGACAAAGAAAGAATTCTTCGAACGAGAATTCCTCTTTACTGGTCCTATGCGAGAATGCATGAAAAAAGCCAAAGAGGACCTTATGAAAACTATGAAATTCAAATAAAGGAGTAGAATATGAAAAAGATTCTTGCTACTATTGCCCTGACCGCCATTCTCGTCTTCAGTCTTTGCGGGTGTAATGCCGCAGCCAAAAGTTTTGGTGGGGATATTACCATCACGCTCGAGCCGAATCAGAAACTTGAGCTTATTACCTGGAAAGATGATGACTCTCTTTGGTATCTGACTCGTCCTATGCGTGAAAATGAAGAAGCCGAAACCCATGTTTATCAACAGGACAGTGAATTCGGAATATTCGAAGGAACTGTTACTATTATTGAAGTAAAGGAGTAAAGAATTATGATTTGTTTTTATCACAACGATGCCGACAGTAAGTGCGCGGGTTTCTGGGTGGAAGAACTTGCTAAAAGAGAAGCCGATGATGGATTCATTCGTTTCGTGGAAATGGATTATTCCAAAACATTCCCACTTTGGATGGTTAAAGAGGACGAGCGGGTTTATATTGTCGACTTCTCTGTTGAGCCCAACAGCATGAGAGAGCTTCTTAGAATTACCAAAGACATTACCTGGATTGACCATCATAAAACTGCCATTGAAAAATACAAAGATTTCGAGTATGATATTCGTGGCATTCGTTATGATGGTGTAGCAGGATGTATGCTTACCTGGTGCTATTTGGCGGTAATGACAGAGTGTGGAGAAGGAAAAATCACGCCGTTTGATATTCAGATGACCGATCGAGCTCCAAAATTCACAAAACTTATTGCCGACTGGGACGTTTGGAACTTCCGATATGGCGATTACACTAGATATTTCATGATGGCATTCAATGCTGGAAACTTTCATCCTCGCAGCGCAGAATGGATTGCACTTTTCCATGGCCTTGATAAAGCCTGCCGCGATATGGCAAAGAAAGGTGTTACCATGATGCAGTATCGCGATTCTTTTGCCACGAATTATGTTTCTCGGTTTGGCTTTGAAACGAAGATCGACGGTCATAAAGCTTTTGCTATGAATCTTGGCAATTGTAATAGCGAGTTCTTTAAAAGTCTTCCGGAAGGCGCCTATGACATTTTAGCGCCGTTCTGTTTCGATGGAAAGGTCTGGACCGTGAGTCTTTACTCTAAAACCGTAGATGTTTCCGAGATTGCTAAAAAGCACGGTGGTGGAGGGCATAAGGGCGCCGCAGGCTTTGTAACGAAGGAGCTTCCGTTTCACGCAAAATAAAAAAGGAGCCTGATATTTATGAACGTTTTAGACATGGCAATTCTTATGGGCTTATTCTCTGGTTTTGGATATCCCGTGAACGGAAATTGCAGTACTGAAAAGAAAGAACCGCCTGTAAAAATTGTAGCGTACTGCAAATGCCGAGACGTTACTGACGAAGAGGAGAACAAAGATGTACTCGACGAAAGTAAAAATCTTTGATAGTACAACGGAAACCGAAGTGAACAAATGGCTCGAAAGTCATTTGGATATTTCCATTCTATCAATTCGCTATGCAGTCGGGCCCCATGGAGGTAATAACGTTTGTATTTTATATACAGAACCTTATCGAACGAGTATGAAAGGAGAATAAAGTGAATAAACTTCTTGGCCAATTTAAAAAGTGGGCTTATCCGGAATGTGATCATCTTAATATTGCACTTCGGTTTCTTCTCAAAAAGCCTGAAGAAAACAAAGCAGCCATCGAAGAAATTTACTTTGCTTTAGTAAAAACTAATGGATATTTTTATGATGATGTAAAAGAGAAGCTCAAAGAAGAATTTCATTACGCGTTTTGAAAGGAGAAAACAATGATTAAAATCGAAAATGTACAGATTTGCGGTTGGGAGCCTACGATTCGAGGTATGCGAAATCCTCTCAATTCTTGGGCGAAGAGTGATAGCAAAACAAAACTCGAATCGTGGCACGATACTTCCGGCGGATCTTTCGAAGTTGGCCCTAACGACAAAGGTCTCATGGAGCGTCTTGCTAAGGGCGGTCCCGCTCATGCTAAGTATCGTCGATTCATTACTGTATATCTTGATATTGTAGCGCCTCTTTATCTATGGAAAGAGTTTGAAACCTATAAGGTAGGTACTGATTCTAACTCTTGCTCTACGATGCATAAGATTGCGGACAAAGAGTTTACTCTTGACGATTTCAGTCACGAGCATCTTATCCAGGATCGTGATATGTGCTTTAAAGATGATTTAATGGCGGGACCCGAATATATTAGTACTCCTCATGATATTTTAAGTATCGTAGTCGATTCTTTGAATGTATATCGAAATCAGTATCTCATTGCTACTAAGAAGCTTAAACGAACTGATCTTACGGAAGCTGAGCGAAAGCATACCAAATCTCAGCAGAAGCTTTATTGGTGGCAGATGATTCAGCTGCTTCCCTCTTCCTACAACCAGAGAAGAACCATTAAGCTCAACTACGAAACACTTTACCGTATCTATCACGATCGTAAAGGTCATAAGCTTGATGAGTGGAATAAGTTCTGTGTCTGGATTGAGAGTCTGCCACTTTCGGAAGTGATTACAGGGCCTAGTATTAAAGATATTCCGATTGCTAATGAGATTATGGAAGAAGCTATGCGAAGAATCGTTGATAAATTCGCTAGAGAGAACATCTTAAGCGAAGAAGAACTTAAGAAAATTCTTGGCGTAAAAGACAACTCTCATCTCATTGACTTAACCCGACCCGAAGATGATCATCCTCGCTATGGGATTCTTCCTGGATATTCTTATGAAGATCTCACGGACGAGGAAAAAGAACTATTTATGAACCATAATAAGGAGTGATATTTTATGAAACATTATTATAAGGTTTACTTTAAGTCTCAAAGTGCTTTGGCTATTGGCAATTTAGATTTTGAAAAACGTGTAAAAGATGTAGGTATGAGAGATAGATCCTATATTCTTTACACTGAAAACAAGAACGTAGTTTCTATCATTCCAGTGGATAGTGTTCTTTATATTCTTAAAGTTGAGGAGGAGTAATCATGCGTTGCTCATGTTACGAATGCATAAATAACGATGGAGATGGATATTGCTCGGCTCCTGACTATGTCGAGATTGACGAAGAAGGGAAATGCGACTCCTACGAGCCTGGATATTCTACGAAAACGAATGCGCGAATTTAGCAAGCTTCTTTATGAAGGGAGTGTTGAATATGTTTAACAAAATTAGATACGCTTATCACATGACAAGAGTAGAAAATCTCATAAAGAAAGGAGTATCTATTGATGACGAACGTGTAAAACATCACCAGAAAAAAATAAGAAACATTTTATGGAAAAAGGTTAGGGATTAACAGTCCCTTTCCTTTTTATTTTTGAAAGGAGAAAAATATGGAAAAGTATCGTATCGCGGTTGGAGCTCCCACACTTAAGGACGCATCGAACGAAGCTATTGCATGTTCGGAGCATTTAAAGAAAAAAGGCGTTCGAGCTTTATGGTACAGCAGAGGGCATTTTTATGCTGTGAGTACAGAAATTGGAATCATTGAGTTTATTCCATATGCGCAGTTCAAAAACCTAAACATTTTTGCTGGAAAAGCTTACACGACTATGTTCAACGTACCTGAGGATGCAACAGAAATCGTAAGAGGGCATGTCACAGGAGATACAACCACTTCCCAATGCTTCCTCGATTGTGTGGAAGAAAAAGAATTTCAAAAGAAAGAGGAAAAGACTTATGATGAACTTCCGTGTTCTTATTGCAAGTCTTTTCTGATTTGCTCGGCAAAAGAAGAGTTTCGAGACTTGCAGAAGATGCTGAATATGAATATCGAGAAAAACTCGAAAGTTTTCAAAGAGGCAAGACTCGTTTGCCCTTATTACGACCCAAACATTCCTATGAATGCTTGTGTTTGAAAGGATTGATATTTGTGGGAAAGGCTAGACACTCTAGTTTCACAAGATATTTTCGTATTCGTTTGAATAAACTGTTAAATGAATGCCATTATACACACAAAGAACTCGCTGATAAATCTGGAGTAGAGGAGAATGAAGATGAGCCGAAAACTTGAGTATCACGAAAACCAATATCGTAATTTCATTTACAAAAATACCACCAAAGCTTCTCGGTATGAGCAAGTAGCTGAAGAGGCTGTTGAACTTGCACATGTTGCTCAGAAAATAGCTCGAATTCTTCGTGGTGATCAGCCTGTTGCAAAAGACGTTACTTTTGAATCTGAATTCGAGAAATTCATCGAAGAGTTTGCAGATGTGGAACTCGCAGTATTTATTACCGAAACCATCGACGGCGGGCACAATGATGTCGACAAAAAATTCCTGGATATTTATGATGAAAAGCTTCTTCGCTGGTGCAAACGAATTGAAGAGAAAATCGGAAAGAGCATGGAAGAATATGAGGAAGAACAGAGAAAAGCCTTGTTCGGAAAGGGGGCTGAAGAAGATGAGCAATCTTGCTGATAATATTATTAATTTAAGCGTCGGAGATAAAGTATATTTAAAGCCTTACGAACGAGTAAAGCAGGATGTGTCTCTATCTGAGGACGACTGGAATCCGTTTTGTGGAAAATTCTTAAAGGTAACAGATATAAAGTTCGGTAGCATAAATTATGCTGACGATTTTAGCGAAGACTTTTGTACATTATACGATGAGGAACGAGATGAGTATATCATGGTTCCGACTTGGGCAATTGCTTCTGTTTATAAAAAAGGTTCTTCTAAAGTCAATCACCCTGATCATTATAATCAGAATGGCATGGAAGTTTGGGATGTAATCAAAGCTTTTACTTCTAATCTTTCTGGAGTTGAGGCTTTTTATGCAGGAAATGCGATTAAGTATATTCTTCGTTGGGATAAGAAAAACGGCGTTGAGGATCTTGAAAAAGCAAAAGTTTACATTGATAAAATCATTGAAGGGAGAAAAGAGAAATGAATCTATCCATTTGGATTCCTTTCTTTATATTTGCAGCCGTATGCCTCACTTTTGTATTTTTGGGCGGATATATTCAAGGATACAAAGATGGAAGCAAGGATAGCGTTAAAAACATCATCAAATTTTCTGAAATGATGTCTAAGCTTGGAGAAGCGAAAAAAGAAAATGAACAAAAAAGCAATTGAGTCTTGTGGGTATGTTGAATTTACCGATCAGGAAAGGAGCCTTCTTTAACTGTTATAACAGAAACTGGGGAGCAGTATTTTTATACAATGGAGCCTATAAACCAAGAAGGAATCGTTTGAGATGCTCCTACGTATAAAAGGTTCTCAAAAGAAACCAATGAATATTTTGAGACATACGATGCAAATAAAATCGTGATTCATTCCAAAAGAAGGCCTCGCGCGTAAAAAGCATGCTCATTTATGAAGACCGAAAGGTTATTTGAAAGGAGAAACTAAAATGCTTAAACTTATTGAAGTCAACGAACTTCCCGATAAAATGAAGACAAAAGAAAGGCGTGGACAGATTAACAAGATTTTGGATCAGTTTATAGAAGGGGATATGAAAATCGCAAAAGTCGATTATGACATTCTTGACTATACACAACCCATCACCTTGTACAATCATCTGCGCATAATGGTCAGAAAAAGACATATCGGAAACGTTTATGTGGCTTTGCGGTTTGCAGAGGTTTACCTCGTTAAGAAAACCTAAGGAAAGAAGAGAAGAGTCCTTGATATTTTCAGGGGCTCTTGCTTTTTATTTGCTAGTGTGGTGGAATTTGGCAGACACAAGAGGCTTAAACTCTCTTGAGAGCAATCTCGTCACTAGCACCATTTATAAAAAGGAGAATTTCCTGTCCTTATTCTAGCGTTAAGAAATTTGCGGAGAATTGGGAGTGATATTTTTATGAAATCAGATCTACTCAATACAATCCATGCGCTAGCACTAGATAGAATCTTATTTCTATGTGAACACTACAAAGACAAGGGCTATGTTACGCCTTCCGAGTTGTCTTCATTTCTTTCTTTAGTTGATGATTACCAAACTTCTGGTGAGAATAGCAGTTTGGTGAACTGTGCAAAATCAGCAGTAATAAATCTTATAAACACGAGCGTGTATACTCCAAACGAATATCGCTTGGCTATGGATATGAATAAAATTATAAATCCGCTCGATGCTAGAATGGAAGTGGAAAAATTGTTTACTTATGTGGACATGGATTTCTTAAATACTCGTTATTCACCATCTTTTGATATACAGCAGTCTCGAATCCTAGATTCTCAGGTTCAGTGTAATGCTACTACAATGGAAAGACTTCGATATGAAACGCAGTGTAAACAAACTTGTTGTGTACCTTCGTACGAATTTGATGACGCTGCAAGAAACGTTTACGAGAGTATGCAAGCCTTTTACGCAGACAATGTTCAAATTGAAACCATGAGTAAAGCAATAGATTCTTTTAAAGTCAAAAAGCATTACACAATTTACGACCTTGACCGATTGATATTTCCTGAAGACCCGATTCGTGATTGGGTTGAAATGAAAACTAAGGAAATTGAGAAGAAATTCTCTTGGGCAGACAATCTTTAACTTCGCGTAAAATACATAATCCTTTATGAAAGAATATTTTATAAAGGAGGGATTGCTATGACGATCACCATCAACTACAAACGTTATTCCGATTCGTATCACTTTGAAAGCAAAAACTGGGCTTTCGAGCGAGACAGAAAAGAAATGCGTGTGTACGTAAATGGTCGTTTGGAGAAGATATTCCCCAATATGAGAAAAGCAATCAGCATAAAGGTGGAGCCCTAACAGGGGCTCTTCCCTTTTGCGCTAAATATACATGTTCTTTTATGGAACCGAATGGTTTATATTTTTGTAAAGGAGAACAAACTTATGAAAATCAAAGAATTCGTTGAGAAGAACAAAAAGGCAGTCAAGATTGCAGGAGCAGTCGCGGTCGTAACAGTATCTGGACTCATCGGGTACAAGATTGGTAAGCGAGTGGAAGTAAAAAGATTCATGAATGATTTTGGGAACAAAAGTCTCAAAGATATTGTGGAATCTTGGTGCCGTTCCGGAGCTCGTTATTCCAGAGTGCTTACACCTGATGAAGAAGTCGTGCAGTTCAAAGACCTTGGCCGACTTGCACAAGAAGCGATTGATTTTGACGCTTCTCATCTGAATGACGAAATCATTGGAATGTTCGTCATGACAAATCCGAAAAACTAAGGTTTAAGGAGAGGAGCTGGTGCTTAAAAACACTGGCTCTTTTCTTTTTGAAAATATGCGCTTATGCAAGTTTTTTAGAAAAAATGATGATTTTTGCGGAAAATTTGTTTTGTGAAAAAATTCGTAAAATATGCGCTTATGCAAGTTTTATGCGCTTATGCAAGTTTTTGGCCCAAAAAACTTTCGTATGCGCATATTTTTAGCATAAGCGCATATTTTTTTTTAACTTTATGAAAAAGAAAATAAAATATATATAAAAGTAATAAAAAATTATGCGCATACGAAAGTTTATGCGCTTATGCAAGTTTTTATAAAAAGGAGCTTTTTATATGATTCAAGCAAACATTTATCAGACAGAACGAGACTGGCTTAAAATGTTTTCAAAAAATTTGAAGGATGCAATGATCGATGCTCACTATTCGCAAATCAAACTCTCTAGAGAAACAGGAATACCACAGAGTTCTTTATCTAGATATTTGCAAGGAGCCAGAATTCCATCGATTGAAGACATCATGACAATTTGTGAAACACTTGGAATCAGTGTTGACGATATGATTAATTTTGACTTTTATATTTTGTAAAGGAGACACTAGCAATGCTTTATTACAGAGACAGTGAAATGCGGTTTCAAGAGACATTTTCTGAAAACGTAAAAAAGTACATGCGATATGAACGACTCAATCAAAGAGAACTTGCAAGAAAAGCTGGAATTAGTGAAACCACACTCAGTCGAATTTTGAATTGCCTTATAACACCAGGAATCAAAAGCATTGTCAATTTATCTCTTGCTTTGAACGTAAAAGTGGACAGACTTTTATATTTATGATATTTGCTTCGCGAAAAAAACATGCTCTTTTATGAAGAGAAAGAGATAGTTATTATATGTTAAAAATTTAGCATATTTTATCCTTTCTCTTTTCTTTTGAAGGGAGAAAGAGCACAAATGCGAAGCAGTCGACTTGAAAGTGGTTTTCAAGATAAACTCATGACAGAACTTGAAGAAAAGCTTCCGGGCTGCATGGTTTTTAAAATGGACCAATGGCAAGGTCTTCCAGATCTTTTGGTTTTGTACAAAAAGCATTGGTTTTCCTTGGAGTGCAAACGAGAAGAGGAAGCTAGACGTCAGCCAAATCAAGGATATTACGTAGACCTTATGAACCAGATGTCTTTTTCGAGATTCATTTATCCTGAGAACAAAAAAGAGGTACTTGATGAAATTCTTCAAACATTCAGACCTAGTCGGAAAGCACGCACTCCTAGGCGCGAGCCAGTGGCACTGGGTAAAATACGATCCCGAGAAAATTGCTCAGAAGTATAGAAGTTATATTGCTACTCTTCGTGGCACCGAACTTCATGATTTTGCGGCGCAGTGCATTCACCTTGGACAAAAACTTCCTCGGTCTTCGAAAACGCTCAACAAATATGTCAACGACGCAATTGGTTTTGGCATGACACCTGAGCAGGTTCTCTATTATTCGAGCAATTGCTTTGGAACTGCCGATTCCATTTGTTTTCGAAATGATATTTTGAGAATTCATGACCTTAAAACAGGAGTTATTCCAGCTCATATGGAGCAGCTGAGAATCTATGCGGCTTTGTTCTGTTTGGAATACAGAGCGAAACCTGAAAAGATTCAGATTATTCTTCGAATCTATCAAAACGATGATATTTTGGAAGAAGAAGCAGACCCTAAAGAGATTCGCGATATTATGAATAAAATCGTTGAATCCGATAAAATTGTTTCAAAATTACAATCTGAGGAGGAATGACCCCAAATGGGAACGATAGCGGACGACATTTTGATGCACTACGGTGTTAAACGACGCTCTGGCCGCTATCCTTGGGGAAGCGGTAAAGAACCTTATCAGCATTCCGGTGACTTCTTGAGCCGTGTAAATGAACTCAAAAGTCAGGGGCTGAGTGAAAAAGAGATTTGTGAAACACTCGGTATGACGACAACGGACTACCGTATGCAATACCGAAGAGCCAGTCACGAACGAAGAGACCTTTTAGCGGCAAGAGCCCAGTCTTTGCGAGAGGACGGTCTTAGCCTTAATCAAATTGCAGCAGAACTTGGCTTTGCTAATGACTCTTCTGTTCGTTCTCTTTTGAATGAAAATACACAAGCAAGAAAGAACCGTGCTGACGAAACAGCCGAAATCCTGAAAAAAGAACTTGAAGAAAAAGGAGTTCTCGATGTCGGTGCTGGTGTAGAAAGAGAACTTGGTGTCTCCAGACAGACTTTGCAAGAAGCATTGTTTATCTTGGAAACACAGGGATATTCTCACTTTGGTGTTGGCCTCGGCCAGGTCACAAACAAAGGTCAGCAGACAACTTATGAACTGATTTCCAAATCCGATAAGCCTCTCAACGAACAACAGCGTGATATTTACAATGACCCTTCTCTGATTAAACCAGTTGGAGAATACCATTCTACGGATGGCGGCAAAACGTTCAATAAACGTGAATACCCTGCTAGTATTGACTCTAATCGTGTTGGCATTCGTTATGGTGACCAAGGTGGTGTCGATAAAGATGGTGTCATTGAGATTCGTCGTGGCGTTGAAGATTTGAATTTAGGGAATTCACACTATGCGCAGGTGCGAATTCTTGTTGATGGTAGTCATTACCTTAAAGGAATGGCTATGTATTCCGATGACCTTCCTGATGGTGTTGATATTATGTTCAACACCAATAAGAAGTCCGGAACACCTATGGAAAGTGTTTTGAAACCTATTACCAATGACCCGAACAATCCGTTTGGTGCTTACATCAAAGCAGATGGTCAGAGCAAGTATGTTGGTAAAGACAGGAAAGAGCATTTGTCCGCCATCAACAAACTAAAAGAAGAAGGCGATTGGGACACAATGTCTCGAAACCTTTCTTCCCAGTTCCTTTCTAAGCAATCTAAGTTTCTCGTAAAACAGCAGCTCGATTTAACCTATAAAGGTTATGATGATGAGCTCAGTTCTATTCTGGCACTCGAGAATCCAACGGTCAGAAAGAAAATGCTTCAAGACTTTGCTGACACCTGTGATGGTGCCGCAGTTCATTTGAAAGCAGCCGCTTTACCTAGACAGACTACAAAAGTTATTCTTCCTGTTACTACATTAAAAGATAATGAAGTGTATGCTCCGACCTATAAAGATGGTGAGCAAGTTGCACTTGTCCGTTATCCGCATGGTGGAATCTTTGAAATTCCTGTTCTTACAGTGAATAACAAGAATAAAGGTGCTATTAGAACTCTCGGGAAGAATGTAACCGATGCTATTGGCATCACTCCTAAATCTGCTTCTCAGCTTTCGGGTGCGGATTTTGATGGTGACCAAGTCATTGTCATTCCTATTGGTGCTAAGTCTAAGATTTTGAGTAAGAAACCTTTGAAAGAACTTGAAGGTTTCGAGCCCAAGATTGAATACTCTACCGAAGGGAAGACAAATGTTCGCTTGATGAGAAAGTCTGAAGTTCAGAAAGAAATGGGAATGATTTCAAATCTGATTACAGATATGACTCTGAAAGGCGCACCTGATTCCGACATCGCCAAAGCCGTTAAACATTCCATGGTCGTCATCGATGCTTACAAGCACAAGCTTGACTATAAGCAGTCCGAAATAGACCAGGATATTTCCACTTTGAAGAAGCGTTATCAAGGGTATACAACAGAAGAAGGTAAAGAAAAAGGTGGAGCTTCCACTCTTCTTTCCAGAAGAAAGCAAACCGTTGCTATACCAGAGAGAAAAGGTAGTCCCAGAATTAATCCCGAGACTGGCGAGCTCGAGTACAAAGAAAGTGGACGTACTTATGTAGACGTTAAGACTGGTAAGGTAGTCAAAGCTACCACTAAGGTACCTTCTATTCTGAACACTCCTGACGTTCACAGTATGTCTTCTGGCACTCCCATTGAAGAAGCTTATGCTGACTATGCCAATAAGCTTAAGGCTCTTTCTAACCGTGCCCGGAAAGAGCTGGCTAGTACCCCCCGTCTTCAAAGAAACCCCACTTCAGCAAAAACGTATGCTAAAGAAGTAGAGTCCCTGGACGCCAAACTGAACCTGGCCGCCCTCAACGCACCAAGAGAAAGACAAGCGCAAGCTTTGGCAAAGACTGTCATCAAAGCACAGACTGATGCCAACCCCGATATGACCAAGAAGGAGATCCGTAAGCTCTCTCAGATGGCTATCGAAGAAGCTCGTGGTTCTGTTGGTGCCAGTGGAAAAGACACACGTATCAACATAACAGATAAAGAATGGGAAGCCATTCAGGCTGGCGCTATCAGCGATAACAAACTATCCCAGATACTCCGTTATGCTGACAAAGACCAGGTCAGAAAGCTTGCTACCCCCAAAGAAACGACTAAGCTGCCTCAGGCAAAGATTAATCGTATCAAGAACATGCAAGCACTTGGCTATACAATTGCTGAAATTGCTGATGCTATCGGTGTATCTAGTTCTACTGTAAGTAGCTACATCAGAGGATAAGGAGGTGAGCAATTTGACAGCTTGTGCTTTAACAACAATCGACAATCCTTTTGACCCTTTTGATCAGTTCGATGAATGGTACAGATTCGATACCGATCAAGGTTACTACTCTTGTGCATATTTAGATCGAATTGCTCGAACTTCTGATCAGCTCTCTGATGAAGAGAACAACAGAGAAATAGAAAGAGCAATCGACGAAATTATTAAACTCGATTTAACAAAGAAATACAAGAAAGTAAAGAAGAAAGTAGAAGAATCAAACGAATCAAACGATTCAACTGAATAATCTCTTTACTTTTTGATTGGTTTCGAAGAAAAATATTTAAAAAGTTTTAATATTTTTCTTTTCATTTATTGTTTTATCGCAGTTTCCAGCATTCTCATTCATTTATAACATAGGGGGGGGGTCGCTAAAATTGCACCCCCTCTTGCAT